TAGTGGGCAATCGTCCAAGAGCGACATTATCATAGTTAAGTTGATGTCTGTCAAATGTAGCAAGTTCATATTCTTCAGTGTGTGATAGACAATTTGTTGGGCAATACTCTACACAATTTCCACAGAATATACAAGCACCAAAGTCAATAGAATAATTACGTAATTCTTTTTTCTTGGTTTCTTTATTCATAACCCAATCTACTACAGGTAGATTGATAGGGCAAACACGTACACATACTTCACAAGCGATACACTTGTCAAACTCGTAATGAATACGTCCTCTATACCTTTCGGATGGTATTAATTTTTCATAAGGATACTGTACAGTGACAGGTCTCCTTCCCATATGGTCAAGAGTTACTGATAACCCTTGTAACATATACTTAGCAGCATCTTTAATCTCTGTGAGATATTTAAATGCTTGTTTCATCATCAATTAATACCTTGTGAGCAGTGCCATGACCATCATAGTCATCACTATCATAATAACCTCCTTTTGTACCCATGTAAAGTGTTAATGTTACGAAGGGTATGCTTATAATTAACAAAAATATTCCAAACATTAATCTCTTTGCCTCCAATCATCTGGTCTTTCTTGATGAAACCAATCTACGATTTCATCTGGTGATCCGAAACCCCTTTTATGGTTACTTGAATCGGGGTCTCCTATATTCAAGTTATTCAGAAAAGAATCGTTAGGATTTGTTGCTAACCTTCTTGCTTGATTTAACATACCTCTTGCACTTGTATTTGCTTTAGATAGTTTTTCTGCCCAAATCATATCTGGGAGATCTACTTCTTGTCCTGATGCTATTGCTTTACAAATTCCTTCAAGACGCAAACGATACTGAGTGGATAACATGTATTAATATGTAATATTACTATTACTTATACACTTTATTATCTCATAATACCATGTCAATACCACTTGATCTATCACATGCCCATTTAAAAACTTCCGTTGCATGAAATCTTTCTTTTAAATACTCTACTGCATCTCTTGGTTTACCATTAGGAGCACATGTAAAGATATCACACTTGGCAATATTATGTTCAGGCCATGTGTGTATACTGATGTGACTATCTTTTAGTAAAGCAAAACCAGTTACACCTTGAGGTTCAAACTTATGTGTCTCTACTTTTAAGTAAGGTGACTTAGCAACTATTGCTGCATTTATTAAACTATCCCTTACATATTCTTCTTCATTCAAAAGATCAACGAAGAGACATCCACGTAAATCAAATAATATATGTTTCATTAGTCCTCAAGTTTCTTTTTTTCATTCTGTTTTACTTTTTTAGCATAACTAACATCTTGTTTAGTATACCAATCAGGATGTTTTTTGGCAAGTTTTATTAATCGTTTTGCTGCTTTCTTATTTGAAATCATATTAACCCTAGAGAACCTGCAGTTATTCCTATACCAACAACTAATGCAAATTCTAGTATGCCATGTGAAGCAACTGGGATCTCAGTAAATTTGTAGATTAATTCTTTGGGAATCATGACAGTGTAAACTTCTGTAACAAAAGTATTTATAAAACTTTATGTAAAAACAATTCCACTAATCACATCACTATAGTATGTGTATACAAGAAGAATACTAATGAAAGCAATATGTTGCATTGTTATGAGTAGAAATACTTACAATATTATATAGGTATTTATACTCTTTGTCAACAGTTTTCTTCCTCATAGTAATCTAATTTGTCAAGGAGTTTCTTATAATCATTACCTAAATGGTCTGATTGATTAGATACCATACTCTTATAGTATTGGCATGCAGCACGTATGTGCTCTATTTCCTTGCTGTTAAAGTGAATCATTTTTAAAAATGTACTTATCTATTGTAGCATAAAAAAAGAGGGGTTGCGACCCCCCTCTTAATTTTAACTGCAAGGCGATGCCTTACTGTTAACTTTTATACCACGATACATTAGTTCGTGACGATTACGCTGTGCTGCTTCTTCAAGCACCATTGCGTTGTATTCTTCAGTGTCATATTCGACACCACGATAAGTGACTTTTGCCATTGGTTTTTCCAAAGTAGTAGGGATTTTTGCCCCGTTCCTTCAGTCAACATTTGCGTCCTTCAAAAAGGATGAACGAATCCGTTCCTAGTTTGACTTACTTGCGTCCCCATTTCAGAGGATGAACGTTGTGTTAATATTAACACATTCATATTATATAGTCAAGTGAAACTGTTACAACAGATACATTTTAATCTAATTCTGGTTCTATATTTAATTGTACTACTTCTTCCTCAGTTTTATATGCCCACTCATCTGTGTGTCCTACAGACCACCACTTAGGTAATGTTTCTACTGCATAGTTTTGCGTACATACCTTGAAGTCAGGTTGTTTTAAGTTATCATTATCTACTAAACTATTATCAAAGAACTGACATCTATTGTTTGGTTGTGCTGCAAATTGTCCGTTGTCTAATGCAATAATATTAAATGTTTTATGTTCTGGATCATGTTCAGAAAAATTTACATCCAATACAGAAAAATCAGGATGTGCAGTATCAATAGTAAATTCATACTCACCAGGATGCATCTTCTTATCCTTACCAAAGAAAGAACATCTACCTAGTATTGGTTTTTCTACAACTGTAATGTTATAGTCAAAGCAATCCCATAGTTCTAATACATCTAATGGCAATTGATTATCCCAATCAATATCTGGTTTCCATACGAATGCACTTAATGGTAGTTTATCAAAGAGTGCACCATAGTCAGTCAGTAATGTCTCAAAGTATAATGCTTTTGCCTGTATACTTCTTACTGAAATCCAAATACCAGGTGTTAGTTCTCCATGTCCTTTTTCTAAATCATAGAGATATTCTTTTTTAACCCATACTTTTCTAGGTGGTAAGGGATGAACTAAGTATGCCATTAATCCTCCTCATCCCATACGTTACGTGCCATGTACATCATTTTCTTTAATTTTCTTGCTGTCTTTTTAACAGGTCTAAGGAAATCTATTAATACAAAAACACCCCATACTGCTGTAGCACCTAATGCTACTAAAGCAATCATGAGGATTTCCATGTTAGTTTCATTCATGTTCTTACAACAATGTCTCCATCGTCATCGTCATCGTCTTCATCATCAAGTTCATCTAATCTATTGTTGAGTGATTTTCTAAGATAACGATCACTAAATTCTTCATCAGGTGTAAATTTTAAATCGACTGTTCCCTCTACATCTAGTTCGGGTTTAAATTTTACAACCATTAATTCATCACCATCTTTTACGTTCTCTAATTCTGGATGTTGATATCTTTTTATTGGTTTATTCATATCATTAATGCTTCTAATATTTGACCACATAAGGGCAAATGATGCACTTGCTAGGCACACTAACGCAGAAAGATATAGTAATGGAAGAAAAGTTTCCATATTTAATGTGGATTATATTTGTATAAAATAATTACAGATGCTATTAGTATAATAACAATCGAAGTCAAAATAAGATGAATCATAATCTAGGTAATTTATTTAGGATAGGAGATAAATCAGTTTCTACCATAGTTTTAGTTTTATCTGCTATATCATCTAATATATTAACATCAATATGCATAAATGGTGGAATAATTCCTAAAATTCTTAACAATCCATCTATAAACAATGCAAGAGTAGTAAAACCTAATATCATACTAATGATAGTTGCTTCACGATTATGCTTTGCCATTGATTCTTCATCTATTCTTCTTGCTTCTTCTACTGCTGCAGCAATTAAAATATCAACTTCGTCTTTTGTATAAGCATATTTTTTAATTTGTTCTTCAACCATTTGATTGTTTCTCCTTAGTTAACTGAACGGATTGCCAATCCCTTTCAAATATATCAACTCCAACATCAGTTAAAATATGATTATACATACCATTAAATATTTTAGGGGGCATGGTAACTATATCAGCACCCATGGCAAATGAATGTTCTACATCACCAACTGATCTTATAGATGCAGATAATATCTCAGGATTATTATACTGTGCACAAATATGTACAGGTAATACCTCTCTTATTCTTTTAATTAAATTACACCCACCAAACCTCTGATCGTCTACACGACCTACAAAAGGTGATAGGTATCTTGCACCTGCTTTGACCGCTAGGATCGCCTGAGAGACGCTAAAGATAAGAGTTACGTTTACACGTATACCAAACTGTACCAAATCATAACATGCTTTTAAACCATCTGGTGTACAAGGTACTTTGATAGTTGCTATATCACCAAAACCACCACTCAATTTTCTTCCTTCTCTTACCATCTCAGATGCATTACCAACTACTTCCATACTGATATCAGTAAGACCAATAGTTTCTAATTCCTTATAAACATCCCAAGGATTACGACCACTCTTCATAATGAGAGTAGGATTGGTGGTGATACCATCAATCAATCCTGATTGGAAATGCTTAGAAATTAATGCAGTATCTGCAGTATCTAAGAAAAGTTTCATTGTTGTTTTCTATATGTATAGAAATAATTTTATCAAATACAAGTTAGGTTGTCAAGTCCTAATTAAAAAAAGACCCCCGAAGAGGTCTGTAAGTTCCGAGTTGTAGAGACGCACGAAAAGGTCTCACTCTTATTTATAATGCATTACCACGTGGTAATACTTCCTCTGGGAACACGAAGTTCTCATGAGGTTGGTCAACAGATGACATCCATGCTCTCATACCTTCATTAAGAAGAATGTTCTTAGTGTAGAAGGTCTCAAACTCTGGGTCTTCTGCTGCTCTTATCTCTTGAGATACAAAATCGTATGCTCTTAAGTTAAGTGCTAGACCTACGATACCTATAGATGATGTCCACATACCCATGACAGGTACAAATAACATAAGGAAATGTAGAAATCTTTTGTTTGAGAAAGCAATACCAAATATCTGAGACCAGAATCTGTTTGCTGTAATCATACTATAAGTTTCCTCATCCTGTGTTGGGTCAAATGCTCTGAATGTAGAACTTTGAACCTTACCATCACTATAAATTGAACTGTCTTCATACAAAGTGTTCTGTACTGTTGCACCGTGAATGGCACATAGTAATGCTCCACCTAATATACCTGCTACACCCATCATATGAAATGGATTGAGAGTTATGTTGTGGAAACCTTGAATGAATAAAATATAACGAAAGATTGCTGCTACTCCAAACGAAGGAGCAAAGAACCAACTGTGTTGCCCTAGTGGGTAGATTAAAAATATACTTGTGAAGACCGCTATTACTGCTGAGAAAGCAAGAGCATTGTAAGGACGTATCCCAACAAGACCTGCAATTTCAAACTGACGAAGCATGAAACCTATGAGACCAAAGACACCATGTAATGCTACGAAGTTCCAGAGTCCACCGATTTGTAACCAACGAACAAAAGAACCCTGTGCTTCAGGTCCCCAAAGAAATAGCAAACTATGTCCCATTGCATCACCAGGTGTTGACACTGCTGCTGTTAGGAAGTTTGCTCCCTCAAGATATGAGGATGCTATACCATGTGTATACCAACTTGTAACGAATGTGGTTCCTGTGAACCAACCACCAATTGATAAAAAGGCACAAGGTAAAAGTATAAGACCAGACCATCCGATAAACACAAAACGATCTCTCTTTAACCAGTCATCAAGTACATCAAACCAACCCCTTGTAGGTGCTTGTAAGGTAGATGCTACCATTATTTTCTCCTATGAAAAAGGCACCCGAAGGTGCCTTGATTTAATTGTCAGTTATAAATTAACCGATTGCAGGTGCTGTTAAAGCAACTGTTGTTGACTCTGCTGAAGCAAGGTCAAGTGGGAAGTTGTGTGCATTTCTCTCATGCATAACTTCCATACCTAGGTTTGCTCTGTTAAGAACGTCACCCCATGTAGGAACAATCTTACCGTTTGCATCTACAACTGATTGGTTGAAGTTGAAACCGTTAAGGTTGAATGCCATTGTACAGATACCCATAGAGGTTAACCATACACATACCACAGGGAACACTGCTAGGAAGAAGTGTAGTGATCTGGAGTTGTTGAATGAAGCATACTGGAAGATAAGACGACCAAAGTAACCATGAGCGGCAACAATGTTGTATGTTTCTTCTTCTTGTCCAAATTTGTAACCATAGTTCTGTGACTCTAAACCTGTTGTCTCTCTAATAAGAGATGAAGTTACGAGTGAACCATGCATTGCTGAGAATAAAGATCCTCCGAACATACCTGCTACTCCTGCCATATGGAAGGGGTGCATTAGGATGTTGTGCTCTGCTTGGAATACAAACATGAAGTTGAATGTACCAGAAATACCTAGTGGCATACCGTCAGAGAAAGATCCCTGTCCGAATGGGTAAACCAAGAACACAGCAAATGCTGCTGATACTGGTGCTGAATAAGCAACACAGATCCATGGTCTCATACCTAATCTGTATGATAGTTCCCATTGTCTTCCCATGTATGCTGAGATACCGATAAGGAAGTGGAAGATAACCAACTGGTAAGGACCACCATTATACAACCACTCATCTACAGTAGCTGCTTCCCAGATAGGGTAGAAGTGTAGTCCGATAGCGTTTGATGATGGAACAACTGCACCAGAGATGATGTTGTTACCATATAAGAAAGAACCCGCTACTGGTTCTCTGATTCCGTCGATATCGACTGGAGGTGCTGCTATGAAAGCAACGATAAAGCATGCAGCTGCTGCTAACAGGCATGGGATCATGAGTGTACCAAACCAACCAACGTAGATTCTGTTGTTTGTTGAGGTAACCCATTCGCAGAACTGAGGCCAGCCTGCTAGTAGACCATTCTGTCTACCTTGTTTTGAAAGAGTTGTCATTAGTAAGACGTTTTAAATAGGGCTTCAAGGGTAGAAGCGATATTTATTTCCAGCAATCCCTCACTACTGGATAAAAGACGAAGTATTATACTGCCTATAGGTCTTGGTTTAAGAGCAGTTTGTAGTCAGGGTTACGATTGTTTCGAGTCCTTCCTAATGTGTTGGTTTCCCAACTGATCTATTTATATTAACAAAACTTTACAGAAAAGTCAATAAGTATATATACTTACTTACAATTCATGTCTTTTAACAGAACCTGTTAACTCGTTCTCTTTTAAAAATGCTTTAGCACCTCTTTGGGTGTCAAAATATTTGGCAAATCTAGGATCTAAATCCCATGAGGTAGGAGATATAAGATACTCTGTTCTACCTTCAACCTTCCTAGTTACTTTCCAAATCACATTATTTTGTTTATCTGATGACATAATTTTAATAATTGACTTCAATTATTTATATGTCTATTCACTTGATCTCCTATCAACATCAGACATAGTTTGAGTAGACATGAAATATTTCTTGATCACATCTATTTGATCTTGATACTTTGCAATGATATCTATTTCTTTTTCTATAGATTCTAAAATGTCAGTGTGTTCACCAACACCTGCAGGATGTTCTAAATAAATTTCAATGTTTGCTTTGTGCTTTGCAATATCACCTTGAGCATGTGCTATCAATGCTCTTAGTATTTGCTCACGCATATGTAATGCCATTGTAAAAATTGTAACTGTAGTTATATATTAGCATATGCTACCGACGGAGCGATAGTAATTGCTGCAAAAATTAACACAAACAACCACCATGATCTATGGAGATATTTAATTTTAAAAATGTTATCTTTGTTCATAATAGTGAACCTAATTGACGTACGTAATCTAAACCTGATTCATTAGTACACCTATCAATAAAATGAGGATGCCCTTGAAGAAAAGGTACATCCTCTATAGCGTGTTCTATTGCTTCGTAAGAATCTTTTGCGTACTCGCAAATTTCAAAGTGATGCTGATCAGCATCATGGTATCCAATTGAGTAATGAGAAAGGGGCATGATCTTTCAATCCCTAAACTACATTACTAATTATATTCGGACAACTTTGAATTGTCAAGTATGTGTGGACTCATACACCAGAATATGAATATACTGGTGTCATTATTCCACCTTCTGGATCGTCATCATCATCATCATCTCTTCTTAAAAACAACTCCAACCCTACAAGTAATGCTACTGGATAAAAACACCATAGTATTGCCATGAAGGGTGAGATGTTTGATGCTTCAGCGATCATACGAATACGTTAGTAGTAGTGCTTGCAATCACTGCTAACATAAAAATGTATGGTACAAACTTAAAGGGAACTGGTTGTCTCTTTAATGAATTCATTATACAATACCTGGAATGATTTGACCTGTTGTTAGGTAAGCACCTACTGCTGCTATTAGACCAAGCATAGCAAATCTGCCATTGATCTTTTCTGCAACTAATTTTTGTTTTTCGATTGTTTTGTTAGACATTATACAATACCTGGAATGAGTTGACCTGTTGTTAAGTAAGTTCCACATAGGAGAATAAATCCTAACATTGCTGGACGACCTACTGCTTTTTCAAAAATATCTTTATTATTCATTAGAAGATACCTGGAATGATTTGACCTGTGAATGTATAAGCACCAACTGCTGCTACGAAACCTAGCATTGCTGCCCATCCATTGAATCTTTCTGCTTCTGGTGTCATTTTAAAATACTCCTGGTAAAATTTGTCCTGTTACAGCATATGATCCTAGTGCTGCTATGATGCCGAGCATTGCCCAACGTCCGTTTTGTAATTCTGCGTTCTCGTTCATTGTTCTTAGATTTAATAAGGGTTAGAATTGAGCGATAGTTAAGAGACCTTTAGTTCTTAAGCTACGCCAGGTATTACCCATCCGAAGACGGTGTAATTGAAGAATAGAGCAACCAAACCGATCATTGCTAAACGACCATTTGTTATCTCTGCATTCTTCCAATAGTCATAGTTACTGTCAACTTGAACTTGTGGTTCTGAAGGGAAAATGTTCTGTCTTCCACCACTTTCAGTAGTTGTGTAACGATTTAAGTTGCGTGTTGATGAACTCATGTTAACTTTTGTTAAGAAGTGTTACATTATTATATAGCAAATATAAAACTTTGTCAACTTTTTCATTGTTCGGGTATCAGAATCTCTATAAGAGGAAGCAATAAGTGGCATAAGTGGTACTTATATGGTATAATTAATTAAGTGTATTAAGAAATGTAATGAAGGTAACAAGTCAATACTTATTTCCACAACAGGTAGCGTTTGGTAATATAGAAAATTTTGAAGAGATACAAGAGAGTATAGTGGAATGGATGTACCATTATAAAAAGAGTAATAAAGGAATAGCAAAAATATCTAACAAAGGTGGATGGCAAAGTGAATCCAAATATGTATATGAAGATAAAGGATTTGAACTAATTCAGAAACCTATAGTAGATTCAATAGCAGAGGTTAGTCAAGCATTTAAACTATTTGGTACTACAACTATAGTACAGATGTGGTTGAATATTAATGGTCCTAATTCATACAACGTATGTCATAGACATCCTGGTTCTCATTTGTCTGGTGTACTATGGGTAAAACAAAAACCAGAACAAGGTAGATTTATTTTTGATAATATTGATAATAGAAATATGATATTGATATCTAAAACAGATCAAAATCATTTAATAAAAAACAATATGATGCCTGAGTTATTACCACCATACCAAGATGGTACTGTATTGTTATTTCCTTCTGAGATGTCTCATAGAGTAGAAATTAATGAAACTAATGAAGATCGTTTATCTATCTCTTTTAATATGACTGTAACCTAAGTTACTCTTATCAAATAACACAGTGCAAAGTAGGCAGATCTAATATCAATATTACTACCACTACCTTTATCTTGAATAGTTATTCCTGTACTGTTACTATTAATAGTAATACCAGTTGAATCACTTGTGTTAGCATTGCTAAAGTTTTCATTGGCATTTCTATAACCAACTGTATAACCTTGACCAGAACCAAGTGTTATTCCAACCCCACCAAACACACTGTTTAGTGATAAACCACGACCTTGGTGAGTGTGACTATCATTACTAACACCATGACTATGATCAGGATCAGTAAGATCATGGTTATGTGATGGCATTTGTGCTTCAGATAACTGAATAGAATTAGAACCACCTTCTTCATTAACTGTTGCAGTAGAAGTATGACCAGCAGTATTGCTACCAACACCTAGTACAAACTTATCTCTTAGATCTGGTGTACCATTTTGTCCGTCGCAAATTGACCAGTTAGTTAATGCTTCTGCATCTGCAATACTTCCAGACCACATTATAATACCACCAATGGGTACAAATGAATTGACTAGATTAGAAGAAAGTTTACTTGCTTCTATTTCATTATCTGCTATTGCTTCTTGTGGTAATTTAAAAACCATTATAGAACCCTAATAATGAACGCTAATGCATAATATGGTGGTAAGTTTTTATTCGTTACTGATTCACCCCTACTGTCTACAGAAACACCTGTTGATATACTATTTGTTCCATGAGTGTGTTCAGCATTTATACTAAAACTACCAGATGCACTTGAATCAACACGACTTGGAGTATTTGATGAATTTTCATTTACTCCTTTTGTAAAGATTCCATTTGCATACCCACCACCACTAGCATAAGTTTCTGAAATTTTTCCGACTGTTCCTGTTAAAGTTTTAGATGTCGAATTAGTACTATGACTATGACCAGATTCAGTTGTATCATGATCATGGGAAGGGACAATTGCATCTTTATTACCACCCTCAATTTTATTTGAACCCTCTACATCAGTATGTGCCTTAACATCATTACCTACTGTAGCATCTACAGATGCACCTATAACAAACTTATCTCTCAGATCTGGTCTACCATTTAGTCCGTCACACAATTCCCATGCTGTTAGATTAGTAATATCTGCTATTGTACCAGACCACATTATAATACCACCAACAGGAACTAAAGCATTCTTTACATCATCTGCAAGTAATGCTTGAGTAACGTTTGATGGTTCTATCGCTGCTGTTGGTAATTTAAATACCATATCTTCAACGTTTTATTATACTTCTATTTAGATACTTTTTTATCAAAGATAAAAGGACCGTTTTCAGATCCCCAAACTTGTTTACCGTTCTTATCAATACCACCATCAATAACCACATAGTAATTAGATCCTAACTCTACTCTACTAACAAGTTCAGCACCTTTTACCATAACACCAGGTTTATTGACTCCTCTATAAACGTTTTTCATCTTCTGAAAGATTAAATCATTGACAGGATTTTGTACTAAGATAACATCACCTTTAGGAACTATGACAATATCTTTTGATCTATATGGTTCTTCCTCATGACTATATCTTTGTTCACAATGAAAAGAGAACTCACCAGTTCTCTGATGAGTTAAAAATATATGGGCAAATGATGTAGGGTTTGAAGATGCTTGTGCCCAGTTGTCATACTCACCTTCAAACCATTCTATAAATTCCACTAGAATATAAACGTAACAATAAAAGCATAACCTATCAGGAGAGCACACATACCACTCAGTACCTTATAGTATTTCTTTATAGGTGTACCGAAGTATTGTTGACCAATCATCAAACATTTATGTGCAGGAGATAATAAATATCCTGAGTATTCAGTTGCTAAGAACCATACCAGATACTGTTGACCAAATATTAACACTAATGCAGAAGTCATACCTGCATACTTACCTGATGATCCCATGATCCATGCTGCTATCATACCAACGATAGTTACAGGTATGATCATAGTTGGATCTGCTGACTTAAGATATACCATAACAGGTTCTTTTATCATACCAACTACACCACCTAGTGCTAAAACTATTGTAGATATAATTGCAAACTGTTTATTAATATACCTACCCCATCTCCAATCTTTACATAACCATGCATAGTAACAACACATAGCAGCAAACCAAGGGAAAAATAATATAGCACCTGCCTTACCTACACATAATAAGAACCATATCGTTGCTATAAATGGTGCCCAACCTCGTAGTGCACTTTTCCAGTTAAACTCTCTAACATTACCAAGAGATGGAACAACACTATAAGGATCTACCTTGGTAAAAATATACCACCATGTATATCCAAGACATATAAGGAGAGGTATAAATGTATAACTTAACATCTCTCTATAAGTTATACCCAATGCTGCCATGGGAAGAATGATTGTCTTCTCTAATGGTGACCACCAGTAGTAATGATGTGTGGAAAGATAATCTATGATGCCATAGTTGCTTCTATCTTTTTTAGAAGGTGGTGCAATGGCATCTAGAAGAGGTGCTGACAATGCAACTCTACCTGGTATAGGTAGCACTCCACCAAAAATTGAAGTAACGATAATCATCAAACGATTATCTTTTATGTAACTTTTTGCTAATGAATATACATCATCAAGAACTCTATACTCTCTGATGTATCCTCCAAGAATCATAATACCAAAAATGTAACCCATGTAGAGTTCTTTTTGTAGTATTGATTCAATAATTTTAATCATAATAAATTGAATGATATGATAGTCCTAGGGACATCTGATTTATTTATGGGTGCTTCATGTAAGATAAATGATGGGAACATGAAGAGATCACCTTCCTTTACTTTAGGATTGAATATGGGTGGAACCACATCCATTGGTGCAGGATATGGTCTATAAAATGTAGTTGATCTATGTACCTCAGGATCAAACTGAGCATAGAATACTGCTGACCAACCTTCCATACCATGATCATGTGCAGTATGGTAATCACCTGAGTTTGCTGTCTGCCACCATAACCTAGTTATTCTTTCAACACCCATCTCTTTTGTAATAGGAGCAATATATGGGTGAAGCATATTTAAAAATTCAATATGGTCATTGTAATCAAAATTATCCCAGTAACTTGTGATTACAGAATCATCAGTATTTTTTGGTACCTTTGAAGGATCTTTTACATTTAAATTAGAAAGGACAGAACTTTTATGATCTGCCCACTTGTCTATATTAAGAAAATAATATGGAACTTTAAACATTATCTATTTCTTTTAAACGATCTTCAAGATAATTTATTAACTCCTCTCTCCACATCATTAATTCTTCATAGCATCCTTGATTATAAGCACAACCACGTAACTTACTATCTGGTTTGTGGAGAGATTCTAATAAGATAATCAATCCATCTTTACGTTTTTGTTCTGAACTTTTAGTCATTCTGTTGTGAAATGGAAATAATCTTTACGGTAATACCTACCTAGTATATTTGAATTATAGTATGCAGGTGTACCATCTGTCAAGCTTTCGGTTAACACACCATGATTAAATAACAAACGTGTCTCTTCGTAGTTTGTTTTACCTAGAGTAGTATGTAAACTTAAAATTTCTCTACTGAAATGTTCTTTACCTAGTTTCTTTATATCTTCCTTTAACTCTGGGCATGAACCATAATACTTTTTCCAATCAGATTCTTGTTTTGATTTTCTTTTATGTCCTTTCTTCTTTCTAAAACTCCAGAAATACTTTCTACCGATATATTTTTTAGACGTTGCACTATTTGTTATACAGTAAACAAATCCATAGTAACCATTGATATCTTCTTCATTAAAAATTTTATCTTTATACCACCATGGATTGTCGTACATAATAACACTATCACTGTGGTTATTTAGCTCGAACTACACCACCTGTTTTAGTTTCTAACAATTCATTTCTGACTGCATCACGTATCATAATTTTTAATTGTTCTTCTTTCTCTCTTCCTATCTTATCACTCCATCCTGAGAACTCTACCCAACCAAGAAGACCCCACCAGAATATTGCAGTAGCACCACCAATGATAGCAAACAAATTAATAACTTTCTTCATGTTTCTATATCATATGTAATAATAATTTTCTTCCACTTTATGCCAGTTTTTTCATCAAGGCATGTGGATCTTTCTAACTCCCCACCTAACATACGTGTAAGTGTCATCATTTCAGAGATGATATCTTCATCATTTTTCTCTGGTTGTATTACTACTTCCATCACTTACCTCCATACATGTTTAGTATATAGTCATGGATCAAATGCCCCAAATGCTAAGATGATAAGAACAAAAATAGTAAGATAAACTATTGCGTGATAGATCATATCATTCCAAAAAGTATTAATCCAAAAGCAACAAACACCATAATCCCCATTGAGATTACAGTGTTATAGAACCATTTAGGTATCTTGTCATTCGTCATGATCAATAGGAGGTATAAAAAGACGACCCTCCATAGTTTTGTTTCTGATAACTATCTTATTGTTTTCATAGTCAGCAACAAACTCTAAGACATCTTCATTACCCCAACACAACTCTTCATATAGTGCATTGAGTTTTGACATATCTTGCCAAAGATCATTTGGTATTTCATTATCCATGTTTAGAAAAGAATTCTTTTAATGATGATTGATAGTCACCCCTTGGAGGTTCCTTTATTCCTTTCATTGCTTTCCACTCGTTGTGCATTGCTTGAAGGATCCACGATTGAGCTAGGGAATGTGCACCCTCTTTCAATAGTATTTTCTGTGATTGAGATAGACCAACCTTGCTCTCCAAATACTCCTGTCTCCACGATTTTTGGTTTTTGTTTTGAGTCATCTTCTTCCCATTTTTGTCTCATAAGTTCAGTTTGTACATCAACATTTGCCATAGTATTATATATTTTAGCATCAATCCATTTTTCTTTCAACCATGCAATTGTTCCCAAAAGAACATATGAAATAGGATAACGTTGTTTCTTTGCCCATCTCTCTGCTTTAGCATACCAAGGGTCAACTCCTTTTCCAAATTGTTTTTCAAACCCAATCTTCATGGTACGGATGTTGTAAATGTTTTCTTTCTAATTCATTCTTTAATTGTCTCTCAAATTCAGATTCCATTATTATAAGATTCTCTTTTAGATTCTTTTCAAATGGATTGTCTTCAATGAGATCATGTAAGTGTGCTACATGATTCAATGCATACATTAATTTTGTTTGCAAATTCATAACCATTGTCCTCTCCTTTTAAGGTGTTCAATTTTTTCATCTATAGTACGTAGGTCTAAAGGAGGAAAGTATTTTACAACTTTCCTAGTATCAAACGTTATTACAAGCATGGTATATATGTAAGGGAAAGACATTATCCACCTGCCATATCATTATAGTTAATGTCTTCAGCATCAAGGATTGCTTGCATCATCTCTTCGGTGCTATCAACTAAACCTTCCTTCTCTAATTTCTTGTAGTTATAACAACTACCTAAAGGAGCAATTTTAGGTTTAGAGTTTGAATCCTGAGAAGGTGTCTTTTTTGACATCTTGTTTGATTCCTCCAACGACATAACTTTCGACCTCCGTTTCTTGTGGTGCAACCTGTAGACCTTTGGATGATATCCAATGAGCAGTCCATGGTAATGGATTGTTCTTAGCAGGCACATCATAAATTGGTTTGATACCTATCGCTTTCATACGACGGTTAGCAATCCATTCAACATAATTGTGTAGTAATTTTTCATTCAGACCTATCATAGATCCTTTGTTAAACAAATAACCTGCCCATGCTTTCTCTTCATCTACACATTTTTTGAACATTGCAATTACGTTTTCCTCTTCTTCTCTAGCAATTTCTGCAAACTCTGGGTCATCCCCATTGCTCCATTTATTAAGGATGTTCTGCGTGATAACAAGATGTTGGTTTTCATCTCTTGCGATGAGAGAGATAATTTTAGCGGATCCCTCCATAAGTTTGAGTTCGCCAAATGCAAACGAGCAAGCGAACGAGACATAAAACCTAATACCTTCGAGGATGTTGACATTGGCGACTGCACGATAAAGTAAACGTTTAAGATGCTTCATTTCATAAGAAGCAAGGAAAGAACCTTTGTGTCCTTCTTTCCATAGGTTACCGTTATCCCACGTATGTGCAGCGTTTATGAAATTATCGTAAGATTCTGTAACACTTTCTGCTCTTTGCAGAATGTTAGGATCAGTTAAAATAGTATCAAAAACTTCTGCTACATCAGGGTATACGTTTTTTATTATATATGTGTAAGATCTTGAATGTATCATCTCCATAAAAGACCAACACTCCATACATGCTTCCAGTTCTGGAAGAGAACAATATGGTATGAATGCCATACCAGGTGCTCTACCTTGAACAGAGTCAAGCATGATCTGATATTTCAAGTTAGAAGTAAAAATATGTTTCTGTTCTGGTCTTAGATCTTTGAAGTCACCAAAATCTTTTTGTAATGATACCTCCTCTGGTCTCCAGAAATATCCTAACTGTGTCTTTGTAAGACGTTCAAATATAGGATACTTAAATTCATCATATCGTTGAACTCCTAATGGTTTACCAAAAAACATTGGTTGTTTCTTAGGGTCATGTACTTCGGTATTAAATACCGTCATTCCTTCTAGTTTAGATTGCACAGGATTCACACTCCTCTTCTGATTCTAGGTCTGCTAATAAAGATTCTACCTTGTTAGGTGTTTCTGGTACATTATCATGCCATCCAACTGTATGTGTTGGTTCTTCTATCTCATCACTCTTCATGTCATTTGTATTTTGATAGTAAGATGTCTTCCAACCATATTTGTATGTGGTTAAAAGATCTTGTGCCATTACACTGACTGGAACTTCATTGTTCTCATAGTTAACTGGATTATAACTCCAGTTTCCTGAGATTGCTTGATCAAAAAATTTCTGCATAACAGCAACAACGTTAATGTATCCAGTATTACTAGGCATATTCCATAGTAATGTGTAATTTGATTTAAGAGATCCAAATGATGGAACTATTTGTTTAAGAGGTCCTTTCTTTGACTTCTTTATTGAGAGGTAATCTCTGGGCGGTTCAATGCCATTAGTTGCATTAGAGACAACGGATGAACTCTCGGAGGGCATTTGTGCAGATAAGGTACTGTGTCTGAGACCATGTTCAAGTATGGATGATCGCAAAGTTTCCCAATCGTAGTTAAGTTTGTTCGGTACAATGTCATCTACATCTTTTTTGTAAGTATCTATTGGTAATATACCATCTGAGTATTTGGTACGTGAGAAGTTTCCACATGCTCCTTTTTCTTTTGCAATGTTATTGCTTGTTTGTAGGAGATAGTATTGGAATGCTTCAGTTAAATCATGAACTGATTGCCATGCTTCTTGGTCATCATACTTGTGTCCATTCTTAGCAAGATAATGTGCTAACCCTATAAAACCTACCCCAAGTGATCTTCGGGTCTTTGTAGCGTGTTCTGCTGCAGCTACAGGGTATCTTTGATAGTCAATCAACTCCTCTAAAGCACGTACAGATAAATCACATAGTTCTTTCATCTCATCTAATTTATTAATCTTACCTACATTGATAGCAGATAAAATACATAAAGCAATCTCACCGTTAGCATCATCTATATGATGTATAGGTTCAGTAGGTAAAGTAATCTCTTGACAAAGGTTACTCATATGTACTGGATCTTTAAAGGATGAGTGAGAGTTACAATGATCAATATTCATAATGTAAATACGACCTGTCTCTGCTCTCTCCTTTAATAAATCAAGAAATAATTCTTGACCACCTATTGTTTTTCTAGGTATTGATTTATCATTTTCATATTTTAAATATAGTTCATCAAAAGATTCTGATCCAAATGCATCATACAAACCTGGTACATCATGGGGAGAAAATAAACTAATATCTTCTGCTGTCATAAATCTTTCATAAAACAATTTACTTATTTGTATACTGTAATCTAATTTTCTTACACGATTGTCCTCAGTTCCTTTATTATTTTTAAGAACTATAATATCCTCTATCTCTTGGTGCCAGATGGGGAAGTGGACAGTCGCTGATCCACCTCTAATGCCATTCTGAGTGCAACATCTGACAGTTGCTTCAAACTTCTTGAGGAAAGGTACAACACCTGTGTGTTGAACTTCTCCACCTCTGATTTTGCTGTTGATACCCCTGATCCTACCTGCGTTGATACCGATGCCAGCCCTTTGAGCGACATACTTACCAATGGCCATATCACTACTAAAAATACTATCCAAGGTGTCGTCAATATCAACGAGAACACAAGACGCAAACTGCCGAATGGGTGTTCGGACTCCTGCCATGATTGGTGTTGGGATGTTGATTTTGTGTCTTGAGATTGCGTCATAATAGCGTTTAATGTAGTTTATACGATTATCAGTAGGATAGTTTTGAAAGATAGTTATTGCTATCAACATATACATGAACTGAGGAGTTTCATATATCTCCCCTGTACTTCTGTCTTGAACTAAGTACTTATCAACAACTTGACGTAAACCTGCATAGGTAAACATAAAGTCACGTTCATGATCTAGGTACTCACCTAAATGTTCTATCTCTTTTTGAGTATAGTTATCTAGTACTTCTGAATCATAGACCCCATCCTCTACACACTTGGTGATATGAGCAAAAAGTGTAGGGTGATCCCACTGAACACCGTACAATTGTTTTCTTAAAGAAAATAATAATAAACGTGCAGCAACAAACTGATAGTTTGGTGATTCAAGATCAATTAAATCTGAAGCAGATCTAACTAATATCTCTTGTATTTCTTTTGTAGTAATACCATCATATAACTGTAATCCAGATTGTATTTCAACCTGACTAGCAGAAACACCTGCAAGACCATCACATGCTTGCTCTACCATAACATGCATTTTCTCTAGGTTTAATGGTTGTATTGATCCATTTCGTTTAACGACTTTAGTTCCGTTACTCATACTTTTTTCCAGTCCTTTAATTTAAGAGTTGCTTCTAATTTTTTATAGGTATTTGATTCTAGCAGATTTTTAACATTATGTCCACTAAGAACCATATCGTTTATGTCCTTTTGCTGAACATACTTTGGCCATATAATTACCTGATCTCCTCGATCAATGGTTCTCTCGATTCTGTTAACGATTTCTCTGTTACGAGGTTCGTTATCATAAACCCAAATATAATTGCTCCAACCAAACGACCTAGGATCAAGGTCGCTCCCACACATCGCCACGGAATTTTCCACGAAGAGGGAGTCAAAAGGACCTTCGATAATATAAATCGGTTTGTTTTCATTAACTTTATTTAATCCATATATTTTGGGTTTGTCTTCATCTAACATCACAGTAATATAACGTAATGATGAAGGACCTAATGCTCTGCCCTGATAACCAAAGACACCATCCTTATCTTTCAAAGGAATAATTATTCTTGACTCATCAAATCTAGTGTCAGTAAAAGTTTTCTTTTGCTGATTAGTCCACTCTTTAAATTTTGGGCAGAAGTATAACTCTCTGAAAGAAGTGCTTGGTAATTGGCGGTTAGCAAGCATCTTTCTAGCAGGATGTGTAGTATTTAGATCAGAGATTTTCTCTAGATTTGAAAACAAATCTTTCTTAAAAGATGGTTTCTCAAACTTCAAATCAGGCAAAGGGATCTTGGTTCCTTTACCTGTATTTCCCTCTCTATATGCTTCTAACACATACTCGCCATAGAGATCTGGATCTTGATCTTTTAAAAAATTAGACAAGGTTCTACCAACACCACAGTTGTGGCATTTGTATATGAACGATCCTTTATGGCGATAAAAATAACCCCTTGCTCGATTCTTGTTCTTCTGAGAATCGCCACAATAGGGGCATCTAAAATTGAATAAATTTTCGTTCTTTCTTGTAAACTTTTCTAGTTTTCCTGATACTAAAGAAATGTATTTGGAATCAACGTAGATCATGAACTGCAAGCTCTAAGCTTCGTTCAATCATAGCAGTGTTTGATCCATTTGTCAACATAGGTTTTATAATTCTTTGTCCGACTGGAGACACGAGGAAAGATATAATAGAAAGAGCACCAAATATGCTCCACATTTTCTTTTCCATGACTCGGAGACGGTCATCGACTTTACGTATGTCTCTTTCACAACCTTTCTTTATCTCCTCTGCTCTACGGTTTACTTCACGGTGTACGCTATCTACCTTTTCAAATAAAATATCATCAATACGATCTTGCTTATCTAACTTCTCATTATGAACAGCAAGAAGTTGTCCCATCTTTACAGAGTTTTCCTGTAAGGTTGAGACAACTTTCTCTAATCTTTCTAGTATTGCTGTGTTAATATCAGACATCACCTATAAATTTATTAAGGATTTCAATACCATTTTCTTCACCAAGTATGTATAACATTTGTTTTTGATTTTCTTCACTAAGTTCCATCCATGTAAATAACATTGCTTCCTGTTCTTCTTGTTTCAACTCTTTAAATCTATCATTGATTTGAGAGAATGTTGATTGCCAATCAAAACTTTCATTTTTGTCTTTTTTGTTTATATCTTTAGAGATCTTCTTTTGACGATCACCTGCTTTTCTTTGATAGTCCTTTGCTTTTGCTTTGGATAACTGTTGAATCTCTTGCTTACGATTAGCAGCACGTTTCTCACGCTCTTGCTTCTTATTCATCTTACGTTTCTGTTGGATGAAACGCATAGTAGCACTCACCTCATTGCTTCCACCACCTGATCCAGTTTTTTCGTCGGATGAGTATTCTTTGATAGTAGTTTGGTTTTCCATAGTTTGTTCTTTGATCCTAGAGTTTCTTATCCTCTGAAATATATCTATACCCATTTTATTTTTCCTCTTCTTCTTACGAACAGGAGGTTCGTCTGGGGGTAGTCCAGCAATTGCACCAGAACTGGCACTATTAGTAGGCACCTCTTCAATCACAACGTGACCATTCTTTTTAAGAGTGAGAACCTTCATAACTTTTGCAGTTCAGATAAACAGTATTGATCTACCATGACGGTATCCTTAGCATACTCTGGGTATCTACTCATGTATAGCATGAATGCTTTTAGTATAGACCAGTACTCAGATGATATTTTGTAAAATAATAAAGGGGTAGCCGCTTCACCAAAAACATTGTATATGATGATTAAGTGATTCAGTATCAAGTGAAGTTTTAATACTCCACTATTTAAATACGTCTTCAACAATCTCTTAAGATATTTAAATCGTTTGAGATCATCATAGAAATCCTCCTTCGTTACCGCTTGAGGATTATTATAATGTTTTATAGCAAAGAATAGATAATTGTCTTCATTCAATTCATCAAATTTCATTTACATATTAAGCGATACTTAGTGTTTTGTCTGTGCCAGAACCACCTGCTCCACGTACGTCGCCAGTAGCGATAGTAACGTCAGCAACTTGTGCTCCTTTATCTTTGATAGTAGAACTACCTGCTAGAGTAATGGATTGTGCTCCAATACTTAGAGTTTCTGTTTGTGATGGAACAGTGAAATCAAACTCTAAACGGTTTAATCCTGTACCACGTGCATAGGTTGCAGTAACTGCACCTGTTGTAGATCCTGTAACAACCAGTGTAGGGTTGGAAACAGCAACATCAACAAGTTCGTTATATACCACAACAACAGTACCAGTGTCACCTTGTGAAAGAGATTCTTGCTCAAAGAATACTCCAGTAATATTTGCAGCACCAAGACCTTCAGTAGTTGATGCACCACCTGCTAGACCACCAATAGAAACTAAGATTTCATCCCAGAATCTTGCAGTGTTTTTGTCGCTACCTTTGTAGTGACGTAGAACCCATCCTTGCTCAGTTGCAAAGCAATCCTCAGCAAGACCGTTCTTATTTACGTTGTCGAGATATTTGGGTTTCGACTCGTCTGATGTAGTTTTTCCCCAGAGAGGCATTGATTTACTCCGTAATTATACAAAATTAATTTCTGTAGATATTTATAAAAAATAGGAGGGTCACCCCTCCTGTTGCTAGTAACTAGCGTGTTTTTAATGCACCTTTAACTGCTTCTAATAGTTTATCATCTGCGGTAGTTTTGGTCAACTTAACTGCCTTCTCCAGAACTATGATACAAATGTCGATGAGTTTCTCACCTAACTCTGCGTCATCTGGAATCTTATTTACTGCATCTGATACTATTTTTTTAGCAAAAGGTAATAGAAATGATAACATGATCTAAAAAATAAAGTCATTTCTATTTATAACCCATTTTCTTTTTTTTCTTTCCGTACCCTTCATACATCTTTTCCACTCTCTCTTTGTAACGTGCTCTAAGTTCATCCAAATGATCTCTTAGTTGCTCATTAACTCCGTCAGCATATTTCATACCTTTCTGCTTTTTCTTTTGATGTACGTGTCCTGTATCAACCTTATCAACCTTTTCCTCTTCCTTAACACAGTTTGGTACTTCTTTACCACCTTTTTTCTTTGTACCTTTTGCTTTGTACCCATCCCAACAAGTAGATGCACCAACGTTTTTACGTGCTTGTTTTAAACCCTCTACATTAAGTGTCTTAGGATAGTCCTTGTCACCTTTCTTTGCAGGTTTCTCTCCTCTCTTTCTCTTTGCATGGATATTATCCCAGAGACCTTTCTTACCTTCTTCTACATTAGATGGTGTACCGTCACCATGCTCAAGTACTTTACCATCTTCATCTTTCTGATGATGTTCTTTCTTAAGACCTTTCTTCTTTGCCATCGCTTTTTTGATAGCTTTATCTCTGGATCCAAAATACTCATCCTTACCAGATTCTATTTTACCATCACCATCATGGTCTTTGGTTGCCATTTTTTCATCAAGAACTTCTTCCTTAACTGCTTTATTAGCACCTTTAAGTTTCTTGTTCTTGTCAAATACCTGATCCATAGGGTCAGTATTGTCTTTAATTTGTGGTGAAACTTCCACAAACTTAGATGTTTTCTCTGATAATTCAGATCTCCAATTTGAATACATTTTTTCTTCGGTACTCCTATGATTATTATTTAGCATTTCTTCAATGCCTTTGTCTTTGTCAGTTTTTGGTATATAATTACCCTCTTTCCACATGTCATACTCAGATCCACGTGCCATATCTTTAGTAAATTGTCTGAATCTATCAGTTCCTACTAGACGATGTTTTGCACTTCTACCTTGACCTTTACCTAGTCCATTATATTTATTAGCAATGTTTACTTCAGTAATGTCTTGTGCCCATGCTCTAAACATATCACCATCATCAGTGACAGCAATAACATAATTAGGACCACGACGATGAACTTTACCTACCTTATCTCCATATTGGACATAAGATCCTTCTTCAAATAGATTTCCGTGTCTATAATGAGTACGTTTTGCCTCACTATTAAAGTTAGAAAATTTCAAATTTCTTGATTATTCCTTCCCTCTATATATGCTTCTGGAAATATACCACCCCTGACACCACTTACGGTATCAGTCATGTATCTTACTGATCTGGTAGATTCTCCTCTTCTAGCACCAAGAACAGGTCTATAACCTGTCCTATCTAATTGATTAATATTATTTCTATGTACGTTTTTACTATTAAATGATATGATTAGTAATGCTCTACTACTTACATTTTTCTTTGGTCTTGTTCTAGAGATAGTAACATTACCTTGCATGAAGTGAGTACAACTATTATGCCCTACATTACCACTATCATAATCAGGACCAAATATTGCTTTACTTTTTAATTCTTTCTTGTCAATTTTTCTTGAGAAGGATTGATTTTTAAAGTCATCTGTATTTTTACTAGCAATTACTTTTCTAAAATCTTCTACTTCTGAATCATTATGTATGTTACTACCTGCAGCAATTGATATACCAGAGTATTGTTGAAACTGTTTAGGACTAGTACCTTTTTTATGTGATATAAAACATAGTTCATTTAGATCTTTATCTATACCAACAAAATCTGCATGCTTTCCAGTTTCACCTGGTATAAATCCAATAATATTTTTATAAACATTGTTTGGTTTAAGAATAATATCTACTGGTGATTCGTTTCCTAATTTGTATATGTTTTGATTGATATGATATAGTATACCATGCTCTTCAGATGTATCTGGTGATCTATTTTTATATCTTTTTGACCATTTTTTCTCATCCATTAATGGATTAGTATATCGTAAAGATCTAAATGCATTAATGTTTTTATATTTTACTATAATATAGTATGTTATCTTATCCTTAGTAAATTGTACATGTCCCATACCAGATAAATTACTATTAACTAGGTGTTTAGGATTCATTTTTGATTTAGAAAGAGCAGTATATATCTGTTGCATCAAATCATATCTACTAGAATTAGATACAAATTTAAAAGTAATTGTAGTTTTATATTCTTTTTTATTATACTTCTTAGATGTCCCTTTATTATAGTAAATAGTATACTCTCTTGCAGGTAACTTACTATTAAAAACACTCCGAACCTCATCAATAGAAGAGTTCAAAGTGTTTATTTTTTCTTCAGTTTTTTTGGTAGCAGTTACCATGACCTTTTATTTTTATTTATCTTCGGATCTCTCCTCCTTCATGTCCATGTGCAATACCAAGTTCATGCATTCTAGCATGTTCTTTTATTTGATCCTTAAGATCTTTACCACCTCTACCAAAGGTAGTGTAGATACCATACCCTAGAAGTGCAAGCACACATACTCCTATGAATACTAAGAAGGCAGCACCCCCTTGTAAATTAGCATGTGGTATTAATGTCATTAACATTAGCGGTCACCTCTCTTTCTTTTCTCTGATTTATCTATAGAAAAACTACCACCAGGATATCTTTTCTCTAGTTTTTTAACATTGCCTTTTACTACATCATCAAACTCTACTTCTAATGCAATACACGCTTGTGCTACGTACCACATAACGTCACCCAACTCAATAATAAGATGTTCTCTATTGTCGTTGTTCCAAGGTTTGCCTTGAAATACCATCTTCTTAACGATCTCCAAAAACTCACCACTTTCAGCAGCAAGACCAACACCAGCAGTGGTAAGACGTTCAATATTGGCACCTTGTCTGTCAAGATCACCCAAACGTTCAGCAAGATCGACAAAATTCTTACTGGAATCGGATGTGACACCATCCACGAATAGAAGATACTTATCAAAATCTATTGTCATACTTTTAAGTTTTTAAACTTTTGAAATTTAGATAGAATACTCGGTTTAACTTCATCAGAACTAACCTTTGTAATAACTGTTGTACTAATAGGTTGTTCTATGATGTCATCTTGAGCACTTTGTTCTACATCATACAGCTTCATTTTAGATCTGTCAACCCCTACAGCAAAACGTTTATTCATAGTAGGATCGTTGTATCTATTCTTTAACTGTTTGACTAAAATTTGTCCTAGTTGTTCTGATTCCTCAGTAGAAATAAGAGCGAACATAAAATCAGCAGTTGCAGGAAGACCAAATGATTCAGAGGTATCGGTAAGATCAACATCACTACTACCGTAACCACTACGAGTAGTTTGAGTTGCACTAATAATCGGAACATTCGTCTCGACAGCGAGACCTCGAAGTTCTTCAGCAATTGCTTTAACATAAGTATAGGAGTTAACAACAGCACCTTTAAATCTTTGTGATGCACAGATATTTAGATAGTCAACGAATATAAGATCAGGTTTAAAACTTGTTTTTAATGTTAGTTCATTTAGTAATGCCTTAAAATGTCCTACATGTGCAGATGCAGTAGGGTATTCTTTAATGATTAACTTTCCTTGTGTTTTTTTCATTAACTTATTTACCTTACTCTCAAATATTTGCTTAGGTAAATCAGCAATCTCTTGTATATTAACACCCAATAAGTTAGCATCTATTCTCTCTGCAATCTTTTCTTCAGACATTTCACAAGTAATATACAATACATTCTTACCTTGTAGTAATGTTGCTGCAGCAACGTGACACATGAATAAAGATTTACCAACACCTGTACCTGCAAGTGCTACATTCAATGTTTTATTTGATAATCCACCCTTAGTAATCTTATTGAACATAGTAAGATCAAAAGGTATCTTCTCTTCTATTTTATTATAGAATTCAAATCTTTCTTTATAGTTAGAAAAGTAATCATGACCTATACGATTATCAAATGAAACAGCAATAGCATCTGAAAGTATAGATGGTATAGCACCTTTATCTTTTTTAGGATCTTTACCATCTGCTATTTGTATACTCTCTAATAATGACAGATATATTGCTCTATTTCTACACCATTCTTCTGTAGAATCTACTAACCATTTTTGATCTAGTTTTTCATTAGTAACTTTATCAATAGATTCAAGAGAAGATTTAAACTGTTGATCAGTTAAACTACTACTGTTCTGTAAATCAATTGCTAATGATTCTTTAGTAGGACATTTCTCATACTTATCAATAAAATTTGATATCAATCCAAATAATAATTTATTAGGTTCTTCTTCAAAGTATTCTTTCTTTAGATATGGAAATGCCTGACGACGAAATTGATCATTCGTCACCAAGTTATTCAATATTGTAAATTCAAGTGAGTTCATTAAATGTAATTAAGGTAGGTGCTAAAGATATATTTGTCCTCCGATATAGTAGGTTGACCTTGGTGTGGAACCATCCATAATGGAGGAAATATTATTCCTCTTCCCCTCTTTGGTTTTAGTTTCTTATTGATGCCTAGAAAGTTGGTCTCTCCACCCTCTTCAACATCATTTAAATACACTAAAAATGCTAAGAATCTTTTTGCAGAAGCATGATCTCCTACATCTACATGAGGTGCAAATTGATCTTCAGTATTTTTATAATACTTTTTGATTCTAGCAAACTCCCAAGAGAATTTCTGTGGTAACCATTGTTCACAACCAACCGTTTTAACATACTTATCCAAGAATGGAGCAACTCTCCATATCATTAGTTCCATCATTGATTCTTCAAATTCAATCTGATGAAATCTAGGTTTATTATCGTTGTTTTTAAATTCTGGTTTACCTTTGTTAAAGTAATCTATTAGTTCTTGACAGTATTCATCATCAAATATGTCATACACTCTAATAAAATCTTCAACTGTCTTCATTGGTCATACTTAAATTCTTTAGAAGCAACTTCATCTAGTGCTTGCATTATTTCTTTCGTGAAATATTTGTTAGGATCGGCAAGAATAGCAGAAGGATAAACGGAAGATTCGCCAACAATAATCCTGTTACCTTTACGTTGGAAGATTCCATGCTTCTCACCCAATTCCAATAACCCATAATATTCGTCCAGTCCCCTTGAGTCAAAAAATAATCGTGTTGCAATTTGAGTGTTCTCCTTTGTTAAACGTGATTTGTATGTTTTAACCTTTATAATATTACCAATAATCTCTCTACTACTATCCTTTTCTTTTGACTTTGTTAGAGTCATAATAGTAGATGCTGCATATTTTAAACCACTACCACCACCCATATCAGTTGGGTCTCCATAAGGATTCATCGTTTTATATGTATGATTTGTCACTATCATAGGTATTTTTAACTTACCTAATTTACTAGTGATAATTCTAAACACAGATTTAATTGTCTGTGATTTAGTCATGTCTCTAACTTGTTTATCATCCATTGCATCTTGTAATTCTTTTTGAGATGCAAGCATACCAAGAGAATCTAATATGATTAGAAGTGGTTTCCTATCTTTCTCATTTGTTTTAAGAAGATTATCAAGAATACGTATCATTTGAGTACGAAATTCTTCAATGGTATCTATTGGAAAATGCCATACCCTAGAAGGATCTAGACCACGATCTTTAAATAAATCTGGTGTTGCAGCTGCCTCACTATCAAAGTAAAATACTGCACCATCAGGGTGATCATTAAGAAAAGTACTAGCAATACCTATAGCATAAAAAGTTTTACCTGTTGCTTGTTCACCTGCTATAGCAGTTACTCTATTGTTTGGTATACCACCATAAATACTGCCACTTAATTGTGCATTTAATATGTAAGAACCTGTACCTATAAACCCTTGTTTATCACCAGACGTTGACTCTGATACAAGTTTTGCATAATCATTTTGTGCTTCTTTAGCAAGTGTGTCAAAAATACTCATACGAATAAAAACTCCAAATTACTTTCTTTTTTTGTTTTCCATCCTATTACATCAAGGATGTTTTTAAGAGGTGTGATAAATGATTTTTCAAATTGTGTTTTGTAATCTATTTGATCACTTACCTTTGGTATTTCTCTAGGAAATTGTTGAATGAATGACATAACATTTTGTCCTAGTACATTAGGTTCTTTCAAGTATACATACTTGATTTTCTCACCCTCTTGAATAATAGGATATTTATGTGTCAACCTATTAATTTTAAGTTGATGATTATACAAGAGTGCTCCTCTTACATGAATAGGACAACTTTTCTTATACAGAGTAACAGGATCTGACCATTTTGTCAACCCATTCACACTCCTAGGAAATGATATATCCTCAGGTGGCATACTATAAAACTCTGCTCTAAAATCATCTATAAATTTTATAAGATCTTCATTCTCTTGTGTCATTATAATATTAAGAGCATCTTTAATCATCTTTCTACATGGTGCAGGTGTAGATGATTTAATTGCTTCAATACCCATCATCTTTAACTTTGCTTCTTCATATCTAACACCTTCACTATCCCATACATTAAGAATGTATCTCTTCTTAGCAGTCCATATACCTTTATCGGCAATGTTCTCCCTTTTCATAACCATTTTTTGATCATACGCAGATACGTACGTCGCCAACTCCTGATAACAGGTGTCAATGTACGGTTCCAATTTGTCTTGGCAGATCTTATCCAATATGGAAACAATCTTTGTTTTGTCACTAGACCTATCACTAAAAAATTTATCAACAAGAGGTCCAAGGTTAAGATAGATTGAGTCGGTGTCAGATGCAATGACATAATCTTCTCCTTCTGTTTTGAGAACTTTATTAAGATACTCATTCATCTTATTTTCTATCCAACGAATAGAAACTTGACCAGATAAGGTTATTGCTTCAGCGTTTACTACTTTATAATATCTAAAGTATTGATTACCGATAGCACCATAGGCAGAGTTAAGAGAAATCTTCTTTGCCATTTGAATATTATTACAACGAGTTATTTCTTTATCCAATTCTTCAGTTGGATTCTTTTCGTACTGTTGTTTTGCTTGTATCATTTTCTTTTTAAAAATGACACGTTCATCATAATACTTTTGCATTAGTTCTGGTAAGAACCCCCTTTGTGTGGTGTCATATAAAGCACCATTAGCACAAACAGTTGTATTATCTAAATCACTAAAATCTATTTCCTTATCTAATATTCTATCTACAGTTGCTGATGAATGTCTATTGGGCATCAATGTCTCAGGTGAGATATTGTATTGCATTATAAGATGTGGGTATAGTGAATTTAAATCAAAGTTAACTACCCAATCATATAATCCTGGTTTTGGTTCCTTTACATATGCACCTGCATACTGAGTATTTTTATCTGACCTTTCTATTGGTGGAATTACTATACCTTTCTTTTTAAGAAAATTGTATATAATACTATCCCATGTACGTACTTGAGAATATACATCATCATAGTTAACTTTAGCATCATATGCCATAGTTAAAACTAATTCAATTAATTTCATCTTGTCTTCCAGACGGTCAACAAGTTCTACGTCATGTATATTATATTCTACAAATTTTTGCCAATCATTATTATAAAATTCTTTGAAAGTATCATACTCTGTATGTTCAAGTTTCTTTTGACCTAACTCTTGCTGTGCTATGTAATCTAACCTGTAAGATTCTTGTGCTTTATATGTAAATTTCTTATAAAGATCAAGATAATCTAAGACACTTAGACCAATAATATCATAGTATATATGATTCCTACCTCGTATCTCTATCTCTTTTTCATACACTCTGTTCCATGGAGACATAGATCTTTGATGTTTAGAAGATAAAACTCTTTCTATTCTTCTACACATATACGGTATATCAAATAATTTTACATTCCATCCTGTAATAATATCTGGAGTATTCTCTGCCCACCATGCTAAGAAATCTTTAAACATATCTGCTTCATTCCAGAAGACACGGTACTCAGTATCCTTAGGAGTAAACTCTCTAGTACCCCATGTAATAATTTTCTTAGTAGTAAAATCTTTTATAGAAAAACACAAAATTTCCTCTGAGGTCTCGGCAACATTTGGAAAACCGTTCTCAGAGGTTGTCTCTATATCAAGAGTGTATATTTTTAATTGTGATGGATCATATTCCATCTGTTCCTGTGGGAACTTAGAACTTATAAACTGATATAAGAATCTATCATTACCATATATTTTAAAATTATCAACATACTTATACTCATCAATAAATTCTCTAGCATCTTTAACACCAGAAAATTTTATCTCTTTAACATAATGACCTTCTAAGGTTTTGTAATTTGTCTTTTCATTGCATCTAGCATACAAAACTGGAGAGAAACTTTCTTTATATTGAACACGTTTACCGTCTTCATAACCAATATAAAATATTTTATCTCCAGAGAGATATACGTTGCTATAAAAATTCGGATGTCTCTGGGACTTCTTCTTCATCATCTTGTGGTGGGACTGTCAATTTATATTTTTCCAGAAGATCTGGATCAGGATCTACAATTGTAGCAATAAAATCAGAATAAAGCAAGACGTTTCTTTGACCGCCATATTTTGGGAATGATTCTAGGTTTCCATTTACTATTTCCATTGGATCTGCAAGGAAACAAGACGGTTCCATTTCCATCTCTTGTATATAAGAGATGACATAAGCACCATTCTTAAGTAGTAGGAGTTTTACTGTTTCCATCTGTCTCTTCAATGTTGTGTTTTGCCATGTAATCTGTTTTGATCTTATCAACAGGTTCGTATATTGTTACTACCCAATCAGATGGTATAACAAATTCTTGCTGTTGAGACATTGGTGCCCAATGTGTATATGAAACTTGGAATTTTGTTTTAGGTGTGGGATCTTGACCCTCAACTAATAATTCTGCTTCTTCAACTTCTTTTGTTTGAAGTTGCATTACATATGGATTCTTAAGATGATATGCAATAATGCCTTTATTATCTTTATCAATAATTTCTTGTGCATCACTGATGACATCTTCTCCAGATTTCATCAAAATAACTTTAACGGTCATAGCGATAAATTACGATCCTCTATTGTTCTAATGTATTTGGATAATTTGTCGAGGTATCCACGGTTTCTTAACTCTTTAAACACTAGGTTTTCCAGAGCAAACTCTCCACCTCTTTGAATTGCAGATCCTCTCATAGTTCTAATCTTCTCTTTGAGTTTGTTTAGAACAGTGATGTCATCTGCTTGAGTATCTATTAGATCATCAATCCTCTCCATCATATCACGAACTTTCTGTTTTAGCAAGGGGTCGGAAAAGTCCACGTATTGTTTACGTGGTTCTTGTATCCACCAATTGTTAAGAACTGAGTAAGTGCCTTGATTTCTAGGAGTTGGATCACTGATATCTTGTGCATATAGTTCTACTGGTTGACCATAGAGTGTTACATCATGTGTTAATGCCCACAATCTTTTTTTATCTCTAAGGAAATCATCTAAGAAATCTGTTTGACAAGCAGCTATCTCATCCTTATCTACCACCAAATGCAGGTCTAGATCAGAATATTCTGTATAATTATAGTTGGCATTACCACCCACTAGAATTATATCTTGTATTGCATTTTGGGGGATCTTAGCAAACTCTGCCCAGATGTATCCTATTTCGAGTAGTTTATCTCGAACTTCAGTTCTCAATGTAAGTCCGTCCCAGAACTTTACATTGAGATCCTCATGATACATTAGGGTTAACCTAAGATCTTGAAAGGACTTCACGGAAGTAAATTACTTTTTAGTTATTTATCGTGTCCGTAATGCTAAGGTTAGGTTCAGTAACCTCATCACCACCAAATACTGCCTTACCTTCTTCAGATGGTTTCATAGTTTGACCATATGCTTCCAGTACAGCAAGAATAGGTTCTACTATTGATACGACCCAATCTGGATTGACAGCAATCTCTTCATCTATAGTAAGAGGTTGCCATCGTTCAAGGAGAATCCTACCATTGTATATTTGATTTCTCTCAGGAACATCAGGTACTAGTTCTTTTTCGATCTTTACCTGATATGCATGAGTGAAGATGAATGCTTGTCTAGTTTTGGTTTCTTTTTCTTGAACCTCTTGGACATCAGCAATGATATCTTCACCTGATTTTAATTTAACAACTTTAATAGTCATAATATAATGTTACAGACACTCTATTTAGATGTAATCTTTTCGTTGATGATGCTCAGGTATTACCTTACCTAATTCAATAGTAAGTAATCCATCCTCTAAAGATACTGATCTAATTTCAGTATCATCAGCAAGTGTCCAAGATCTATTAAAATCTCTTTGTGCTAATCCTTGATGAAAATATTCATTATTTGTATCTTTATTTACTTTCTTTCCTTCTACGTATAGTTTACCATGTTCTGTATAAACATTAACTTCATCTTTTTTAAATCCTGCCAATGCTACTTCTAATCTAGATTCATGATTGTTTAATTGAATAAGATTATATGGAGGGTAGTTGTTTGTAGTAGGAAATTGCCAGAAATTTTCTAAGTAATTATCGAATCCTATACTGTTCTTTGTAATCTTTTCCATTAATTCTGGAAGATCTGAAACAGTGTATCTTTGAATGTTAGACATAATTCTCCTTTAAAAGCGAGTGTAACGTTTTGTGATCCCCGAAGGCAATCACTGTTATTTATTTGGGTGTCTATACTTTACCCGAACACTATGGGTGGTACTATCCGTATTAATACCTTTTTAATCCTTTTATGATATAAATAAAACAAGAAACATTTGTTAACATGATCAAAAAAGTATTGTTACTTGGTATGTTTTTGATGATATCTCCTGCATCAGCAGAGATAGTACATAAAATGAGTTCTAGTGTACAATTGACAGTAGATTCAGCCGCAAGTCAGGCTACTCGCTTAGGATCAAGTTATACCGTTAGTGGAAATAATTTGAAAGTAAGTGATGGTGGATCTTTTGGTGGACTAGGAACGTTAACCTCAGGTACAGCAGTTGGTTATACACCGTCAGCTATGGAAGTAAACACTGTAGGCTCAGCATTTAGCTACTCGGAAACCTATATTGAAGGGGACGATGTAACTTCATCTTCTACCGTATCAGGAGGAGTCGTTGCTGCATTACCATTACTTGGTAGTACAACTACAACATCTGGAGGAGTAGCAGGTACACTAGCTGGTACTATCACATCTGCTGGTGTGACTACGATTACAGGTGGAGGAGCTGGTACATCAGCTACTGGACAATTTGTGTCTGAATTGACAATAAAATGATAAATGACTTTCTTGACAACTTGGCAGCACATCAATACCAAAAAATCAACCATGAGCAAGATGAAACTTGCTATGGTTGTGGTTGCGAGTGCCCTTGTGAATGTCCCGACTGTGATGTCTGTTCCTGTTGTGCCTAATTTTACACAAGGCAGTATGAATAGTCACACAGAGACCACCAGTACTATAACTGAGACGATAAATAGCATGGATTATTCGACAGGTTTTACCTATTCGATTTCTGGGCACGGTATCCAAGTTAAAGAAGATGGTGCATTGACACCATCTGATACTACAAGTGCAACTAATACTATAAACGGTGTGAATTCACAATGGACAAATTTAGATTTGACAACAAAACCAGAAATACATTTATCTACACCTGGAGGAAGTTTTTCCGTAGTAGAAAGTTATTCTGGAGCTGGGTTGAGGAACCATACAGTAATACAAAGAACAACAACTATAACAAGCGTAACAGACACAACAAGTATATTTCAACAATAACAATATTAACAACAAGTTTGTGTGCTAATTCCATACCATTACGTGCAGAGACGGTGGGAGGAGTTAGTGCAACAGCATCGCCAATAGCAAACAGTTCTGGAAGTGTCACAAACCAAGCTATACAGGTGCTTCAAGGACCGTATATAACTAATACTTATGGTGGTGGTATACAATGCCAAGGACCTACCATGAATGTAACACCGTTTGTAACAGGAGGAGTAACATTCAAAAAACCATTTGAACGATACTATGATGATCCCGTTTATAATGTGCATGATGCTGATGATGACGGGCAGATTGACAATCCTGGTGAAATTTTATATTTTGTACCTACTAGAACTGGACAGACAGATAACTATAATTTATCGTTAGGTGTATCTGCTACATGGTCTAAACCATTAGATCCAGAACTACAAGAACTATGTAAAAATGCTGCAAATATACAAATGGCAGCAGTTCAACAGAACACCGCCAATAAACGCCTTGACTTTGAAATAGCCAGATTAAAAAATTGTGGAGAATTGATGAAAGCTGGTATAATTTTTAAACCAAATACTAAGTACGCCAAGGTATGTGAGGATGTTATGCTTACAAATCCTCCAGGTGTAGTAGCAGAGCACACACACGTATTATCTAACGTGGTTTCAAAGGAGGAAGACCTTTCTTCTTCCGATACTCATTCATACGAACAAGATCACGAGAAGGACGTTGAGGGGTCTTCCCGACGCTGGTTTGAATTTTGGAAATCATCTTCTTCACAGCAGGTTTTACTACCCTCAAAATCAAATCAGCAAGGGGCTTCGCTAATAAAGCCGATGTCGCTGCCGTAGCAGCTATTACTGCTGTAGTTGATGCTACCTGAGTGCTTGGTAGATACTGTTCAACTGGTGGTATGTCAGTATATAATGTCACACAAATTTTTGCTCCACCAGGATTTTGAGGATTAATTCTTAACTCATGTCCTGATACTTTTTCTTTTTGGTTTGTTGCTATATCTCCTACTCTTAATGCATTAGGTCCTGGACATGGTGGATCTCCCTCTACCTTAGGTGTCTCAGGAACTTTTGTTTCTGGTACTGATGGTGGTGCTACCACTGGTAATTGTTGACTCTGTGTTATTAACAGTTGCTCAGGTTCATAGTTCATAGCATTAAAACTAGGAACACCTGCATCACAAAATGTTCTAACAGTGCTTGAGTCGTCTTTAATTATCTTATTATTTCTATCACTAAACTCATGTGCTTCTACACAACCAGGTACATTTACAATAGGTGTACCAATCTCTACAGTAACTGGTTGATATGGTACAAAAGCATGAGGAGTAGGGAACGTGTATACATTGACATCACGAACCCTAATATTGTTTATTCCTATCCCACTAATAGGCACTAGAAAGAAGGAATTTCAAGACCCTTATCAGGTTCTATTGATGGTGATGGTAGTGATGGCATCACTCCACTTCCAATAGAACCCAGTGCTTTCTCTTTAATAGATTCTATGATTGCATCCTTACGTACATAAACGTAACCAGCAGTGCCAACAACGGTAAGAGATACAACAGCAGACGTAATAGCGAGTACATTAATTAATTTTTGCATGATTTTACTTTGAATCAGGGACAATTTTGACAGGACCTTGTTCGATCCTTATGGTTTGTGCAGGTGCAGTTTCAGATGCTTTAGCAATAAGAAACTCCATATCTTTTTTAGATATGTTAGCACTACTGTCTGCACCATTCTTTTTCTTACCTCCAGCGGACACACCAAAGGTAGCTAAAGTTCCTGTAAAAACTGAAGCTATGAAAGTTGGATCAATTCTCTCTCCTCTCTCGTAACCTGGTATTTTAACGTAGTTCAAAGTTAAAATTCCTGCGGACCACACAAGGACTATCACTCTTATGAGTGTTGCTAGGTATTGAAGTTGCTCTTCTTTATCGTCAACTTTCTCTTTAATTTTACTAAAGAGACCTTTACTTTCCTCCTTCTTTATTTCTGCCATGGTACATTAATATCTGTATTATTTATACAGTTGCTGTTGCTGTTTTCTTTTTACCTATATTATATTTTGATTCTAATTCCCATTCACCTTTCTCTTTATAGGCGAGGACTTTAATTTGATTTAATGGAGCAATATCTACAATTACATCATCTTTAACTAATGTAACTAAACCCCAATCTGATAGTAACTGAGCAATCCTATTACGACGTTGAACATCATTCTGTGTCAGGTTTGCTGTCTTACCATCAAGAGCAAATAATTCTTTAAAATGTACTATGTAATATCTACCTTGCTTGTGTAGTATATGACAAGATTGATATAATTTCTTTTCTTTGCGAGAAGCAACACCTATCCTAGATAATGTTTCTCTTACTTTTAGAAAGTCATCTGGTTGAGAAAGTTTCACCTCCACCATACTATCACGAGTCCACTGAACTTCAGCTACTTGGGACATTTTTTCCTCCACGGTTTAATTTCGATTTCAAGTGATCAAGTTGATCTTTATTTAGGATTTTAAGGATTGCTTGTGCTTTCTCAGTACTATAGTTATAGTAACTTTTGATTGTCTCCAGATCCTCTAACTTCACTTTCTTCTCCCAAGGAGAAAAACGCTTTCTTTTCCTAACCGTATTTATATAAAAATCGTATTGAAGTTTGTTTGGAAGGTCATAATATATGTTCATCTCATTTGCCAGTAATACTGTATCATAATGAGATGCCATGCATTTAGTGATTACCCATGCAGGATATTCCTTTTCCCAACTGGGATCTTCACTATCTAATAGGTTTTGCTTTGTCTCGTTGATGCTCTTCAAATAGTCCGCTAAGGGATGCCTGTTGTTCATAATTTAATAAGAGAAGTTCTTTACGTTTCTTTTGGTTTGCTGTATAATTTCCAGTTGATCTCATAGTATAGGTTAGATCCCAATCCTTCTGATACCAATTTGGAAATCTTTCTTTTATATACAAATCTGAATTATATGTTATCATGCATTTTTGTTCCGATGCACATGCTTGAGCAGTAAACCATTCATGATCAAATGATTTATGCATATCACCTTTATTACCATACAAGTTATCTTTAATTGCATATGGTGGATCTAGAAATACAAAATCGTCTTTACCATAAAGCATTTCTTCATAGGAATGGTTAGTAATTCTCCATCCTCTAATCAATTCACCAAGAGCAGGTAGTTTATCTATGCCCCTAAAGGTAAAGTTCTGCCTAGATGCTTGCTTACTAAATGAACTATTAGCAGTTAGACCACTAAAAGAACATTTATTTGCCACATAGAAATTAAATCCTGATTCGTATATATCATTGTTTAATTTATCTTTAGCATTATCAAATGCTATTCTATGTGCATCGTCGCTTTCACCGAGTTCTGTCTTTAATTCCCTTAGATCATCACATAACTGCTGTCCATGGTCTCTGAGCGTCATCCAGAAGGCATACAGAGGGTAATAGAGATCGTTTACCCATATATCTGTATTAGGATAAGTTTGAGTGACATACAATGCCATAGAACCACCACCTAAAAATGGTTCTCTATATCTTTCTATCTTAGGTAAGTGCTTTGACAAGAACTTAATTGCTCTTGATTTTCCACCAGGATATCTTAGAGGTGTAGTATACTTCATTGCCAACAACCTCGGTCTTGTTTTGGATAGTAAACTTCTACATATGAATCACATCGAGGACAGTGTAGATTTGTCACAAAAGAATATTCCTCTGTAATATCTCTACAGTCATTGTCTCCACCCCAAATGAGTTCTGTATCACAGTGCCAACATTTCATTGTAGTATAGGCATATTACTATAAGGACTTTCATCTCTTGGGATAAAAGATTCAGTAAGAGTTTCTACAAGTAAATTTATATCAGCAGAGATAGCATCGTTTGTATCTGCCATCCTACGATAACCAGAACCAACATAGATCTGACCTACAAATACAGATACAGTTGCTGCACCCCAGAACAAATAATAAAATCTGGATTTTACTTGTGCTCTCAGTTTTTCACGTTTATTTGTCATAATAAAAATTTTGATTTAGTTTTACTTGTTGATGCTAATGTGTTTATTAACTCATCCCATTTATCTGCCTGTACATATGAAAAACCAATAGTGGTTCTTAATTTGTCAGTTGAATTATTAGGAGAAGCACCTCTGTGTTGCCAATTAGAAGGAATTAAAACTCCTCTATTAGGTAGATATGAGTAACGATAATACTTATCATTATTATAACATATAAATTCTCCACCCCATTCTTGATTCCATTCCATATTGGTAAAAAGAACAAAAGTCCATACCCAATCTTGTATAAAATCTTTATGAAAGGTAGAGATTTGACCAAAGGTTTGACCATTTACATGAATCTTACATAATCTAATATCTTTCTTGATATGCTTTTGTATCTTCATCTTAATGATAGTAGCAGCTTCTAAGAACTGTTGCTTATCATGTTCCCATTTCATTCCCCAACAAAGATTGTCTTTATATGTGACTCTACTTTTTTCAGGTCCTACCCACATAGTAGGTGGTTTACTGTCAAGAGAATATGATGAATTACATAGTGCCCATTCACCATAATACATCTCATCATCTAATCCAAAGAAACAAGATAATGGAAGTACTTCATCATTATAATAAATTGGTACATTCATTTAGAAGATTTTCTAAACCACGCTCTATACAAACCAAATGATGTTGATAATATTACTATTATCGCTATTGATACTGGTAATGTAATATGTGGGTCAGCATTAAAATGTGGAATAATAGCATTACATTTTGTCCATGTACCAGGTAGTGTATACACTGGTGGACAAGATAAAAAGATCATAATTGATTATACCCAATTTGGTTTTCTGGATTCGTCACGAAGATAATTAGATGCAACCCAAGGTTTGCTGCCAATGTAATTCTTGTAAGCAGTAAAAGTGTCAATGCTTGTGTCATGTTTATACTTATCAGGCATTGCCCTAGTAAATGATGTAGGTGAAGGACAATCTGGAAAGATGATGTCAGCACATTCTATAGTATACTGACAACTATGTGTCTTACCATATCGGTGTGTGTACTCTGCACATAAAGCAAGTCCGTGGTCAATTAACCAACGGAAGTTTGTCTGTGCCCAAATTGTACATGGGTGGTTACGAAATGCACCCTTATCTGTTTTGTATGGTGTGCCATCTACTTTAGGTAGAACACCAAAACCATGACCCCACTTTTCTGATGCTACAATAGATAACATTTGACATGTTTCTAATGGCATCTTGACAATGTGTTTGTCGGGTAGAACCTGTGCAGATGCAACAGGGTCTGGATCAGTAACAAAAATATTCATAAGAAATTACATTATGTTTTAGGTGTAATTTGTCTACAAATTAAATAAGGAGAAACCATTTTGCATTGCAATGCTTTATCTTGTCGTAATGACACTATAATAATAGTTAGTTGAACTATTATTGTTATAGGAATAGCATACTTGAATACTTTCTTCATGGTATCATTCTAGCATCAATACTATTCAAAGTCAATGCCAACTTCATCCTTTTGATCTCTATCTAAATCAGGAAGATGTGGTTCTACCCAGTGTTCTTTATTGTCAATGCCAGCAGCATCTACATATCTCATGATGTGCTGATCTACTTGACGAAATATATCATGTAGATTTAAATCCATGCGAATGTCATGTGCAATTTCTGCTACTTGCTTTTCATCTAAACAATGATCTGGATGCAGAAGATCACAACAAGGAATTCTTCTTTCAATCAACTCATTTAAGTTGATTCTAATTTCGTAATCTTGGTATACGGGCATAATAATAAGAAACTTATTTTATATATTAAAGAATACGTTCTAATCCATCTAATATATCAGAAGCAGTTATACTTTTCTTTGAAGGGGATACATTAGATGCTAGTATTTTATAATCTCCATTTTCAAATTTAACTTTTGCTGCAGGTGATTTGTCAGTAAAGTATAATCTTTTTTCTACAGTATCCCAATCAGTATAACCAAGAGTCATATTCTCAGTATCTACTAGGAACATATATTCAAATGTTTTATCTACTGTTTTGTTTTCACTTTGAAAATTTTTAAGAGTAATGGTTTTAGTTGAACCATTCTTGTTAAACATTTTAAGTGTTCCTTTCATTTCATAATGTGTTTGATCTTCTCCAAGAAAATCAACTCCATCCATATGATCTCCAACATATTTTACTTGTCCATCACTCCACTTAGCAAATGATTTCTCTTGTAAGTATGTTCTAAAGGTCTTGAAAGTGTTTGATTTCATTTCTTTAGTATTAGTTGCATTAACACAACCAAAGAACTCTTCAAGGTTTACACGTGAGATATCAATCATCTATTAACTCCAAATCTTCTATTTGATCTGCAGTAACTTCATGGTCTGCAATACGATACCAGTGTTTTGATATTCCCATAGCATCAGGTCTTACTCCTAGATATTCAAATTCATCACATTGGTTTTCACGTAACCATGCTTGTAAACGTTTATGCATTAATTCTTCTCTGCTAATTTTCATTTAAATTCACACTCCATTAGTATATTCTCTTGGTACAGAGAAATAAGGTTTATTATCTCTGTGTAATATATTATTATTATGATCTACCAATTCTAAATTTGAAATATGATTATTAGATCGGTTTTTATCTTTATGATTTACTTCGTAGGCAGGATTCCAATTCTTAAACCATGCTTCTGCCATTAAACGATGAACTAATTTACCTTCATACATTGCATATCCTTGTTCATTTAAATAAAAATTAACGGTTGTATCTTGAGTTGATCTTTTTTTTATTCTCCCATCAAAATAGTATATGTAATTACCAACCATTCTCATGTGAGGTCTACATTCAGAATATGGTGGTTTTACTTTACCATTATTCAATAACCACATTAACCACTGTTTAACTGGTAACCTTGCTTTCGTTGGGAGTTTACCTTTTTCAAAATCTTTTCTAAGCATTGATTTCACACTATCATATGCTCTTTCAGTATAATCTTGTGCAAGAGGAATTCCTTGCAAATAATTTTCAAAAGTATATACCTTAATACCTTTTGTAACTTTTTTATAGATTTCTATTTCAAATCTATTGTAACCCCTTTTCTTTTTTCTCATTTAAATTCACACTCCACCATTATTTCAGTCAATGCTGCTAGTAGATTTATTTCTTGGTCAGCAGCAAATGCTGATTGATATTGATACTTAGCAATAATCAATACTGCCTGTGGAATAGTTGCAGGTACTAGGTAAGTATATAAACTATCATAGATTGATCTAAAGATATGAGATGGTTCATTATCTAAATTAGAAGCAACCCATTTCTTTACTGTAGTAAATTCTTGTTTCTTAAGTGATTCAGTTAATTGATTAAATTTAATTTCATTCAAACTTGATAATATACCACTGTCTATAGTACCACCTATAGCATAACGTTGACACTCATTTAATGTTCTTCTCCAATCAGGAAAGAATTTAAGTATTAACTGTGGTAATACTTTCTCATCAAAATCAATATCTTCTTTATTTAAAATGTATTTTAAACGTTCAAAGAATTTTGATGCTACCATCTTTTTATCAGCAGAGGGTATTGTAAAATCTATTACAGTACATCTAGAATGTAATGGTTCTAAAATTTTATTCTTATAGTTACATGTAAATATAAATCTACAATTACCATGAAATTTTTCTATGTTTGCTCTTAATGCAAGTTGTACATCATTACCAGTATTGTCTGCTTCATCTACTATAACAACTTTATGTTGTGAATCAGAAGACAAAGATACAGTAGAAGCAAAGTTAGCAACCTTATTTCTAACTGTGTCAAGATAACGTCCTTCATCAGAACCATTGATAATAATATAATCAACTTTTAATTGTTCACATAGTGCTCTAGCAACAGTTGTTTTACCAATACCTGCTGTGCCATGTAAAAGCATATTAGATATTTGACCTGTTGCTAGAAACGATTTAAATTGATTCTTAATCGTATCAGGTAAAATACAATCTTCAATTTTCTTTGGTCGGTATTTTTCGACCCATACAAAATCAGTCATTGTTAATAATATAAGTGGGTGGTGTGTGATGATCGTTCCAATGACGAATATTGCCACCAACAATAAAACAGTTAGTAATTACTAGTTGAAGGAAGATAAGAGTTCTTATCATTGCAACATAATCTGCTTCTCTATTAGATTTACCAGATTTGTCACCTAATGCTTTTGCCCATACCCTCCATATCTTTCTCACTTTTTAAACACTCCCAAACTTCTTAATATAAAAATAGTAATTACTGTCCAAAAAATTATATACCACATTATCCAAAAGTAGAGTCAGGTTCTAGTGCTATGTAATACTCTAACTTCAATGAGTTATTACAAAAACGAGCAACTCTTTCACTAATCTCAACATCATATGTACCTGGTATTATCTTTATGTTTTCTATTTTAAAGTTAAATTTAAATGGAATTTCAGATTCTCCAACTTCATAAGATACTGCATTAGAAGTATCGTTCTCTTTATCCTTAACAACTAAACAAACTTCACCACCTTCTGATTCTAAACATAAATCTGGTAATTGATATACACGTGCACCTTTCATCAAATGTGATAATGTTTCATTAGTAAACTGAAAACTAAATTGATGTTCTGGTAATTGTATATCTTTCTCTGGTGGTTTAGCAATTACATCAGGATCAGCAAAGAAATACTTTACTTTAGATCTACCATTTTTAATAGTCATATATGACTGGTTATCAAAATTGATAGAAGGATTATGGAATAAAGAAACCCCACCTAAGAATTGCCCTAGATCATATATGGCAAATGGGATAGGAAAATCTTCATTAATCTCTGCCTTAGCAAAGATGTTGTTAGTTACAGAGATAGTACTAATTGTACTACCACCTTTAAAATAAATTGAGTTGTTTACTGATTGAAAGTTCTTGAGAATTTCTTTTGTTTCTTCAGATAGTTGCATAATTAAGGCATAGTGTGATCAATATTTCCACTAGTCATGGAAGGTTTTCCGTAGTGGTCGTCAAAGTGTAATAGTAGCATAGCATAATGAATGACTTTTAGCAAGTCCTTCTTGTTTTTGCCATCTTTATTTCCATATCTACTAGCATACTTTAAAATGTTTGCTTGGCAAAAATTAGGTGCAAGATCCCTTGATGCCATAAGGTCTATAGTTTGAACTTTACGAAACTCATGTTGAGTTCCTGTATAGTGCCCATTGTAAGTAGAAGCAATATATTCTTCTATGTCTTTGAGAATATCTTCCTCATGATATTTAAACTGATGAATACTCATAGGATATTCCTCATCAAATGTTCCGTTAAGAATGTCATACGCTAAACTCCATGCATTAACCATAGGTAAATAAGAAATTACTTACAAAAGAATCTGACTTTTCTTTTCCAAACTTACCATTTAGATAACCTCTAACAGGATCAAGTTCAGTCATGTACTTATCAAAGTCAGCATACACCGTAGTGTCTTCTCCTTTTGGATCTTTTAATTCTACCATCTTTTTATATTCTGTCAAGTATTGTTTAAACATTGGAAGATGTTCATCCACTTCCTCAGGTAAACAATATCGTACAAATATATTAGCAGAAAAATGATTGCCCATCTCAAAGAACCTATACTTACCATCATCTTTTGGTAATCCATCAACAGTAAATAAATACTTCTCTCTTGGATGTTGAAAATCAAATACTAAGATAACTTTCTTCTCAGTAAATTTCATTAAATCCATACCAAAACAAGGAAGATCTTCCCCTGTTTTAGGATAGAGTATTGTATTATAAATGTCTGATTTAGGATCTGTTATATGTGCTTCTCTTGCTTTTATAAAATGTTTACTGGTACGAATGTTAGCAATTAAAGTAGCATCCTTACCAGTCCATCTTGCCCAGTTTTCCCTAACCTTTAGGTCAGGGAATGTTTCTTCAAGAGCATTAATGTAGTTTTTCCAAATTGTCATGATTGATTTAAATGATCTAAAATTTCTTGATTTGTGCAACCTTCATCCTCATCAAAGTTAACATCAGCATCAACTTTATCATAGAGTTCCATGAATGATTGCTTTGTCTCATCATCGAAACGATTTACACATACCTCGATTGCTTTCTCTTTGCTACCAAAGATTTTGTATGCATTTACTATGTGAACCAAACGACGTGTAGAGATTAACTCATCAATACCACCATCGTTAAATGTCTTACGAATGATGTCTGCCCAATCTACAAGTCGTTTTGCAAAGTTGTCATCTTCTAGTCCTGATTGTTTGAGGATTTTTGTTTCGACTGTTGGTGAAGGATAATCTTGCTCGAAGGTAACTGGGAATCTTTCAAGGAATGCTTCATTGAGCACGTTAGTTCCAATAAAGCGTCCGTCGTCTGAACCCTTACCCTTAGTATTTGCGGTTGCAATGACGTTGAATCCTGATTTGGGTCTAACGAATCTGCCAATTTTCTTAAGGAAAACTCCATTTCCCTCAAGGATTGACTGAAGGCAGAGAATTTTGTTAGAGGCAAGGTCGATCTCGTCAAGGAGCAATACTGCACCACGTTCGAGTGCTTCGATAACGGGTCCGTTGTGCCATACAGTGGCACCGTTAACAAGACGGAAACCGCCAATAAGATCATCTTCATCTGTTTCAATAGTAATGTTTACTCTGATAAGTTCTCTCTTAAGTGTAGCACATGCTTGCTCTACTGAAAAGGTTTTACCGTTACCTGACAATCCAGTAATGAATGTTGGATAAAATATACCAGATTGTATAATCTTTTTAACATCTTTAAAGTTACCGAATGGTACATAAGAATCTGATACTGGAGGTATCAAATCTCTTGATTCTTTAACTATTTGTTTTTCAAGTTGTGCTTTTGCTTGAGCAACAGTTAAAGTCCAGTTTCCTCTAGTTAGTTTTTTAAACTCAGGAATCTTTTTAATTCTTTTTGAGATGCTTTGAACTTGAACTTTGAAATGAGTTGCTGCCTCTTGAATTGCTTTACTACCTATCTCATTACCAAAGTTACTTTTGAAATAAGAGATCAAATCAGAGTTGGAAAAAGTTGGTTGGAATGGCATTGTTTTTTCTTAATTATGAATTCATTATAAAAGATAAATGTGGTATTTTCTACCACTTGTGTGACAGTTTATCAACTGGTTATGCTACCATGTCGATAAATGATGATAACACTTTTTTATTAGTGTTTTTGTTCTTTAAATTCTTTTTGAATGCAGAACGTATTTGTGCTTTAGTAGCATTTTCTTTCACTTCAAAAGATTCACTGGCATTTAAATTGTTTGAGGCAAGACCATAAAGAATACTATAACCTGTTGGTTTTAGGATTGCTGATCTTATCTTACTCCATGACTTTTTATCTTTCTCTGTATACATTTCATCTTCTTTATACTGGTAATGAAATCTACTTACCTCACCAGATTGTAATAGACGAATACCTATTATATTAACATTAGGAAAATTATCTTGCAAATTTTGTAACAATGTTTGTGTTATACTGCTTTTCCAGTTCCACTCATTACAAGCATTATATACTCTACCAATCTTTCTATCACGTATTTGACAACGATTATGTAAACTAACTCTACCCCATACCTTCTCATCACTATAATATGAATCTACCTTATTAACACGTCCGATAGAACATGACTCACCATCAGTTAGTAATACTGTATTTAATTTAGTAACTTGATGTTTTTTAAAGAAGTCAGGTATTAAAGTACGTAAAGAAATTATACACTCATTTAAAGGAGTACCTGATAAGTTTAATCCATATGGAACATATTCAGAATAACCATACTGTATTGAATGTGATAATTTAAATATTGCTTCACAATCTATTTCTAATTCTTTATTACTTCTATTAGATGATAAGAAGTTTAGAAGACGGAAAGAAGGATGACAGTATATGGTATTCTCTACCATTTTTTGTATCTCTTTTAATCCTATTCTAGAATCTTCAGATCTGTTTTGCCACTCAGGTGCAGAGTCATTTGTAAATCCATAAACTTCAAAAGGTATATTAACTTTCTTACAGAACCATACTAGATTTAGTAATTGTTTTACTGTGTCATTTATAACATGGTGCATAGATCCAGACCAATCTAATATAAAGATTAGTCCATGATTCTTACCCTCTGGTAAAATAGTTACCTTCTTGAAAAGATCCTCGTTGAATTTGTACGTATGGAGTTTCTTTGTGTCCAGTACTCCAGTCCTAGAAGTAGCAGCACGAGCGTAAGCATCTGCAGATTTTCTACATTCAAATTCCTTAACAAGATAATTGACTCCCTTACTAGATTCCTTTTTATATTTTAGATACTTTTCTTTAAATTGTCCATCAAGATTACGATATGTAAACGTATCATCAGTTGAATAGTTATATCTAACTTTCTCGTCACTCACTTCTCTCCACCATTTTTGTACATAATTACTAAGACGTTTTGAATCAACTAAAATATCATCCATATTTAACTCTGGAAAATCTAGATATATTGTTTCTCTTGCTTCTTCATTAATTAATTGCTGTTGATTTGTGTCAAAAGATTCTTGTGTTTGTGATGTAAACTCATCAGGTATATCATTTGAATATCTGCCACCTTCATTAGAATGAGTTAGTGGTTCTTCATTACTATCAGTATCTTCAGATGATTCTTGTTTTGCCTGAGTGTCATCACCATCACCATCAACAGATTGACCTTGATTATTTTCTTCTTTTAAATCATGGTCTTCATCTTTTGATACGTTCTCAACATACACTGGTTCAGAATCTTCATTATCACTATTTTTATTTTCTTTATTTGGATGAACTGATATCTCCTTTAAGTTCATATTCAATTCTTGTGTCTCTTTAAGGTTGTTGTATATACGAAGACATAATTCTAAAACTTCTTCAAAAGTTTCTAGACCTTTACAAATATTAACTACAGTTTGTTCATCTTCAGTAAAAGGAATAATTTCAAATGAACCTAATTTAAAATATAAATTGATACGATCAATAAAAGCAAACTCATCAAAATCTTTACCATCTATTTCAAAGAAATCTTTTACATGTAATTCTTTATATCCCTTATAGAAACTTTTTGATAAACCACCATATCTTCTTTTCATTAACTTTTCAATACGTGCATCCTCTATTACATTTACAAATGAAGGAGGAATATCTTTATACTTATCTTTCTTCCATTCTTCTACTGGAGTATATAATGCATGTCCTACTTCATGTCCTACGAGCATATCATATACATTTTCTGATACATCCCACATAGGAAGAGTCAATACTCTTGTTTCTACATTGAAACATGCTGTTGGTACTTGCTTATGTTCTACTATGAGATTCTCAGTAGCAAGAAGTTTAGCAAGATTGTCTTTGACCTCTAAGTTTTTCATGAGTGTTCCATTAATATATTTCTATTATAATAAGAAACCCTCCGCTTGGGAGGGTTGAGTAGACGGTTTATCAACTGTCTACGTCTTTTTTTAGCAGCACGTAATGCTTGAGGTTTCAAGGTACGTTTCTGTTCTTTTTTAGAGTGATGTTGCCAGTTCGGAAGTTGTGCCATCGTACTGTTTAGGTTTAGAAAAATTCTTGTATTTCTTGAATTCTATCACATTATTAAACTTATCTACTATCTGTTCACCTTTATGTGAGATAACAAACACATTATTACCATCAGTAATATTGTATAGTATTCTCATAAAGTCCTGTGTACCATTACTATCTAAAGAACTATCAAAAATTTCGTCAAGAATAAGGATATTTGTATTAACTGAATTTTTTAATTTAGCAATCTCTCTCCATGTGAAAAGAAGTGCTAGATCAATTCTCATCTTCTCTCCTTCTGAGAAAGAAGCGTAAGAGAAATCATCTCTAAATCTAGATTTAATTGTTTCATTAAACATCTCATCAAGATTAAAGTTGACATAAAACTCTAACTTCTGAAGGTATTTATTAATAAGATCATTCATTACAGGTAAGTACTTTCTAATGATAGATGATTTAACACCTCCGTCTTTTAAAAATTCTGACACCATTTTTAAATCTTCTTGTTTAGTAAGTACTTCTTTTTTTAAAGATTCTTTTTCTCTACCTTGTCCTATTATTTTTAATAACTTACTTTTTTCTTTATCAACTGAATCATCATTAGTTTTTATAGATTCAATTTCTTTCTGTATCTCTTTAATTTTCTTGTTCTTCCAGTTTATATCACTCAATAATTGTTTTATTTTTATTTGAGATTCTTTAATTAATGTGTGTATACTATTTCTTTCTGATAATTTTTTATTTAACTTTGTATGTTCACTATTAATTTGATCTAATGCTTCATTTAGTTTAGAAAGTTTACTCTCATCAGTAGTTACCATCTCATCACGTAAAGTTTCTTTTATAATTTGATGACATGTAGGACAACTTGTATTGTTACTAAAGAATTTAATTTCTTTCTTTAAATCTTTCATCTTACTATTAAAAGTAACTTTAAAATCCCTTAACTTTTGTATTCTATCAGTTGGATCTTCAGTTTCTTCTAATTCATATGTTAAACTATCAACTTCTCTCATATCAAGTTCTAAAGATTCTTCAGACCTTTCTATATCTTGCCTTAATGTTTCTATGGATTCATTCCAATGTGATACATTACTTTGACTTTGTTTTTTTAAATCCTCTATTAGTGTTTTTTGTACCCGTACTTTATCTTTTAGTAAATACATTGTATTTTCTACATCCATTACCTCTTCTTTATTAACTTTAATTCTCTCTTTTAATATCAAATTCATAGTAGAGAATATTCTTATATCAAGTATATCTTCTATAACATCTCTTCTGCCTGGTGCAGATAACTGCATGAATGGCACAAACGTACTTGATCCTAACACAACTATTTGTGTAAAAGATTTATAATTCATTTTTAAAACGTTTTGTTCTAACCATTTTTGTTGATCATTAATTGCAGATTCCTGATCTAACAAACCATTATTTTTATAGATCTCAAATACATTTGGTTTTATACCTCTAATTATTTTCCATGTTATCTTTCCAATTATAAATTCTAACTCTACCTTACAGTCACTACAGTTAGTAGTATTTACTAATTGATTTTTATTAATTTTACGAAATGGTTTACTAAACAAAGAAAAACATAGTGCATCTAAAATAGTAGATTTACCTGCACCGTTCTCTCCTACGATCAATGTTCTGTTATGACCATTAAGATTTACTTCAGTAAAGTTATTTCCTGTGCTCAAGAAATTTTTCCATTTTATAGATTTAAATTCAATCATGCTTTGGGTGGAATAATAATGTCATCAGGGGTAACTACACAATAAGTATATCCATGCTCTTCACATATTTGCATAGCAAGTTCATCTTCTACTTCTATAATTTTCATCTCAGGATAATCTTCTGCCATTAATAAATTAGCATGTCTAATAGCATCCTCTTCATCTTCAAAAAGATATAGAACATTATTTTTCCCAACGTTGGGTGCATATGCTCCTTCATCTTCTTTACCTGCAACTGTCAATAAAAACATTATTCTAATTGAATTGATTCTGCGTATATAGAATTGACAATTGATTTTAAATTGTCTTTGTTAGAGTAATCAAGGTGATCAATGTACTTTTCTAAGTATGTTAAAGTACCTTCTATTTCAATATCTCCAGTTTCTGGAACAAATTGAACTGTATTATCAATAATTTTTAAATCATGTATTCCTATATTATAGAGTCGATCTATCAAATTGTCAAACTCATAGTAGTTATCTTTCTTCTCAACTATTAGTTTAATAAACTTGTCTTTATACTTTTCAACATTTATAGTTGCATAATTTGTAGTAGAATCATTATAGAATATTTTCTCAAACATATAGTAAGGATTTTCTATAAATTTAATTCTTTTAGTTTTTGTGTTGTATAAATGAAATCCTCTTTTTTCAGAGTAATCATTCCAGTACGTTTGATATGGATTACCAAGATAAGTTATATTACCATTAGATGATCTAGTATGAAAATGACCAGAGTAAACCTTTTTAAACTTATCAAATTTTTCAATACTTAAACCATGATCCATAACAAAACCTTTATGTGCCTCAAATCCTTTAAATTCTAAATGACCCATACATATCTGTGCTTTAGTATTGTCTATCTCTTCAAAACTTTCCAACTCATTATCAATACATATCCAAGGAAGAAAACATATATCTAAACCTTCTATATTAAGAGTAATTGCTTTTTCTATACATTCAACATTATCATAGTGATTCATAAGTAAATCAACTGTGTTAATGTTTAATGTGTTTTTATAATAGGCAGTATGGTTACCGACTAAAGAATATATTTTAATACCCATGTCAGAAAGAACATCAAAGTACTTTTCTTTTGCCCAGTTTAATGACCAAAAATCTATTTGTTTTCTATTGTCAAAAGTATCTCCTAGATCTAACAAAGTTTTAATTTTATTTTCTTTTAAAGTAGGAAAGAATATATCATTATAAAATTTTTCCATATAGTCATGGAACACTTGACTACCTTTACGTAATCCAAAGTGTTGATCAGTTATAATTCCTATCATATTATTGGTTTACTAAGATTTTTATAAAGAATATATGCACAATAGCATAAACTAAACACAAAGAAAATTTTCTCAATCATTGCCTATACCTCTGTTCAAGTGATGTCTTAATACCTTCATACTCTGCTTTGTTTCCATAAGCATCAGCAGAAAATAGTTCGTTATGTCCTGACTTCTCTATAATTTTAGTTTTTATATCTACTTGTTTCTTTTCCTTTTGTATCCTACGTAAGAATGCATAGTAAATTATCTGTGTGAAGTATGCAAAAGGATTTCTAGATTTATTAGGATCAAAGTTATCAATGTATGTAATACAGTTCTCTATGCCATCACCTATCATGTCATCTTTAAACATATAGTTGACAAAATTAGGTTTATATGATAAATGTTGTGCTATCTTTAAAAAACATGACCCTATGTATTCACCTACAGGAGGTTTCTTCAGTCCTTTTAACTTAGCAATCTCTACATTATCTTTGTATTCGATGATTGCTGCTAAGAACTCTTTATTGTTAACGTAATGTTCCTTACTTTTAGGCATTAAATGTATCTATCCCAGATGTGTCTATCATAACATATTTTTAGGGACTTGACAAGTGGTTGTAATACGTGTATAATAACTGTGTCAACGGTTAAGGGATAATACTAAGCTTTATCTGGATCTTCTTTTTTAAATTCTATACGAAAAACTGTTTCAAGGTACTCTCTCGCTATATCTACTGATCCAATTAATCCAGTTTCTTCATTTAATGGAATACGACCTCTTGTTCTCCCTTTAATAACAGGAGGTCTTTTTGTTTGTGATTTTATTTTTTGATACTTCTCTGCTTCTTGTAATTTATTTAATGTAGTTTCATAGAACTGAGCAACGAAAGAACTCATTTCTTTTATACACAATATATCTTCTCCATACAATGTAAAGGTATTCTCATGAGATACTTTCATCCAAGGTTTTATCTTTACACCTGACATAAGACCAGGAATGTCTATTTCTTCAACACAAATTGGATTCTCAATAGTAAGAATGTCTTCCTCAGGATATGCTTCCTTTACAAAGCATAGGATCTCTTCCTCTGATTTAAATTTAATACTAGCGTAAAATGAATCCATGTTTACTGTTTGAGTTTTATCTTAATAAGTTCATAGTCGAAATTTTCTTGATTGTATATTTTTACCCTTTCAAATAAGTGATGTAATGTGTAGTTAGGGTTTCTCCCATCATTTGTAGTATCATCAGCAATGTCATAGAGCACTGCTTTCTTTTTATTATCACCTTTCCTTAGTACTCTACCTATTGACTGAAGATTTCGTACTCTGGATTTTGAGGGCGACGCAAAGATGATGTTATGTAATCTTTTAATATTAATACCAGTACTAAAAGTCCCATACGAAGCAACGATAATTGCATTTGTTTCATTTTCAGTAATACTCCTTACTTCTTCACGGTCTTGAGTCGCTACACCCCCATGAACAAAGAATACCTTACGTTCATTGGATGCAGAACTATTTATCAAATTGTAAAGTGGTTCTCCGTGTTTTTCTACGTAGTTGAATAGCACTAGTGTATTTCCATCAAGATCTAATGTGAGGTTTTTGATAAAGTTATTTCTTCTTTCGTGAGTTACTATCCATTCTATTTCGTCTTGATAAGTTTCAAATTTAGTATGTGGATGTTTTAATGTAATAATTTTTATTTTTAATCTAGATAAATGTCCTTGTTTAATTAATTCATTAGTATTAGTTACTTTATCATGAGGTCCGAATAGTCCTTCTAGTACTAATTTATTTGTTTTACTACCATCTAATGTACCAGTAAATCCTATACGATACTTAGCATGATGTAATTTAGTAAGTAAATCCGTCAGTGACTTTGCTTTAAAGAGATGTGCTTCATCTCCTATAACAGCAGTAAATGGTTCAAACCATACTTTACTTTGTTTATATACTGATTGCCATGTAGTTATAGTAACTGGTTTATCTGATACTTTCTCATGACCTGCATATATTCTATGTACATAATCATCTACACACCATCCATAGGAAAAGAAATCTTTATATAATTGTTCTACTAAGGATGTAGTAGGAACAACTATCAATACTTTCTGTTTAGTATCAAATAAAAATCTAACAATAGAATATATCATTAGTGATTTACCTGATCCTGTAGGTGATACTATTAACTTTCTTCTTTTACGTAATGCTTCGTAGATAGCAGTGTATTGATAATCTCTTATTTTTAGTGAAGTAAACTTATCAACATACCTTTTTACTCCATCGGAAGATATAAGTTCATCCTCTGAATCAGGCATACCAAAATGTTTATTATCAATATATTCATACTGATAACCTCTCTCATCACAAAAGGTTTCAATATACTCTCTTAAACCTGCATATATTTGACCAGTTGCAGGCGAAAATAATCTTATCTTACCATCCCAGTATCTTTTTCTATAGGAATCCATGAACTTTGCTTCTGGCACATCAAATGTGAAGTGATCAGATAATTCATATCCTATATGGGGTGGTACTTTTAGTTGAAGGTATACTTCGTTTTTCTTTTTAATAAGAACATCACTCATCTAACCCCTTTGTATATTTCATCCAATCAATTGCATTCTTTATTTGGAATGAACGATTGTTAATATTATTTAGTATCTCTTTGAGCGTTTTTTCATACGTATCGTATAGGTCTAACCGACCCTGTGCCTTATTTAAATCTTCATCTGCATTGAGATATATGGGAACTTCATTCTTCATAATTTTTACATCAGGGCATAGATCTTCTCTCCCCATATAAAAACTATACTTCTCTTTATAAAGTTTATGGAATGCATACAGTGCTTCTTTTTTAAGTAGTTGATATCTCAGATATTTGTCCAACCACTTGGAATGTAGCATGGGTATTTTACGTGATTCATCAAACAAATCATCACCCATTGCAGCGTCTTTACGCCACTCATTCATAAATTTTTCATTGACATTCATAATGTTAGTTCTTTGTCATTCTTGTCTAGTAATTTAAAATAGGTATACTTAAAGGTAACATCTGCAGTTAAATACTGTATGTCATTAGTGTCTACACTAAATGGTAAACTTGTTAGTCCTACAGGAAATGCATCATACAATTTAACTACAGTTTGAGTATTGAAACTACTGTTTAATATTTTAAGAGTAAGATCCAATCTTTCAACGTCTGCACCTTGATGTTTTTTCTCCAACATTGCATTGGCAAACTCTCTCCACTGACCTGCTTTTTGGGGATAAGTTATACCAGTCATCCAATTATGGATAATAGAGTAATTTCTCATGTCCTCATCAATTAGGAAAGTTACAGAAAAGTCCTCATAATTTAACTTGTCACCTGCTAGTTGAAAGTCATTATAGATGGTTGCTTGCTGTGGTCCTCCCATTGATATACCAGGTATATTTGCTGCATTGCATTGGAACGATACTTCTTTAAAGAAAGGTATGTCCAATTGAAATGCTACTGGTGCTAGAAAGTTATTGCTCACAATAAATACGGAGTCCTCCCATATTATTTAGACATAAAAAAAGAGACCCCTTAAGGTCTCTTTTTAAAATATGTAATCCGAATTACATTAAGTTTGCAACAGATACTCTTCTGTAGTAAACGTTTGTACTTAGGTTACCAGCTGCCTGTGGATCAGAGTTTGTAAGAGTTGAATCAAATCCTTTAGCAAATGGATTAAGAACTACGCCATAACGTGTCTTAAACCCGATGCGTGGTTGGAAGTCGTCTTGTCCGACGCTACGTACCATCTGTAGAGGCACATAAGGACAATAGAACAGACCAGCATCATAAGGAGATGAACCCTTGTATCCGATAACATAGTACTGATTACCTGAGTTACCTGAGGATGCTGTACCACCACGAGTGATAGTTGCATATGGGTCAATGTAAACTCTGTATCTACCGTTAAGGATACCAGCGAAGGTATTTCCTGTCTCATCAACCGCTAAACGGTTGTTACCTTCGATTGCAGGAGCGTAATCAAGAGCACCAGCCATTGCTAAAGCAGAAGCAACGTCAGCAGAGCACATAATCATGTTGCCCTTTCCACGACGAGTTTCTCTTGCAATTGCGTTTGCGTCTCTTTCGATCTGGAACATAAGTCCCTTGAATTTCTCAACAGACCAACGACCATTACTATCAACGTCTAAGTCAAATGTACCTGCAGTAGCGGTGTCATGCTGTGCACCACGTTTTGCTGACTTATAAATTGTACGAACAATCTCTCTGTTGATTTCAGCAAGGATTTCAGATGAGAGGATGTTTGCCAATTCTGACTCAGCATCAAGACCATGAATAGCACGAAGGTCTTGTGCTAATTCAATACTGTACTCTGCCTTTAGAGCTCTGGACTTAGCAGTAACCGAGATCTTCTCGATACTGAATCCCATCTCTCTGAAGTCAGGAGCAGAACCGTCACTATCTAATGCCTCAGAGTCCTGTGTGGACATTGGAGCACCGTTGTCATAGTAACCTTGAACTGTTGATTCGTTAGAACCTGTAAATCCGTCGTTAAGAACAGCAGGGTTGTCACCTGTTGTTGTAGGACCTGCACCAGTAACGTCGTTAGCACCACCAGTACCTGACTGATTTGGGTTAACTTCGTTAAAGAATGTCTCAGCATTACCTGTGCCAGGACCGTCGTAACGTGCTCTCATTGCAAAGATTAGTCCAGTAGGACCACTCATTGGTTGAACACCAGCAAGGTCATAAGCAACCAAGTTAGGCATTGCACGTCTAATCAATGAGATTAGAACTGGGTCAAAACCTGCAACTGATTGGTCACCACCTGAACTAAAACCAGCAGCACCTGTACCACCTGGGTCTGTGTTCATTGTAGGAATCGCTTCAGAAAGTATCTGGCGTTCCTGTCTAATTACTTTTTCTTGGTTCTCTAAGAGAATTGAGGTAACAGCTTTCTTATAGTTATCTGTGATTGGATCAAGATCACTATGGTCGAGAACTGGTGCCCATTTTTCTTGAAGAACCTTTGACATACCTAATGTCATTTTTGTTTTTCTCCGTTAAAATTAGGGTTTTAATAATTTACTGCCACTGTGAGATAGCATTGACATATGCTGCCATTGCACCTTCTGCAGGTGCTGCTACTTCTCCAGTTGCTACATCTTCCTTAGGAGCAGAAACCTTTTCCTTGGGGAAATAGTTTTCCTTAAGGGTTGCAAGCTTCTCCTTAAAGGACTCTTCAGATTCATACTCAACTGACTCAGCAAGTGAAGCGAGCTTCTCTGCCTGTGTTTGAGCTAAACCTTTAGATACTTCGGCAATTAATGATTCACGAGTACGTGAATTAATTGTTCCGTTTAGTGAGACGTTCTTATCAATTTGCTCATTGAGCTTCTCTTCCATTTCATCAAGTTTGTTAGTCATCTCATCGAGAACATCATATTTTTCCTCAGGGATTGATACATAATTTTCTTCAAAAAGTTTCTTCATGCCATCCATGAAGGAACCATACATTTCTAGTTTGATGCCATTGTGGATTTCGAGTTCATTCTCTTTCTTCCACTCTTCGGCAACATAAGCAAGGAACTTGTCTACTTTTTCGCTGAGTTCTTCTTTAAACTCATCTACTTGTTTAACTAGTTCTTGCTCAAATACTGTTTCTAATCTTTTCTTCTGTTCAGCAATTTTTGCTTTTACAGCAGTTTCAAAGATAGTTTTTGTTTTTGCTTTAAACTCTTCGGATAATTCTTCGCCTGTTAGAAGTGCTTTAACATCGTCATCGACATTAATTTCTTCTTCAACGATTTCTCCGTCTACTTCTGTTTCTTCCGCTTTGGTGATACCTGCAGGTTTTCCATCTGGTGCACCAGCGTTTTTGTTAACAGCGTTTCCTTTTATTTGTGATGTGCCTTTGTTGGCAATCTTGGATGAATTGTCATCCTGTTTATAATTTTGGTTGGTAGGACCTCCCAAATCTTCAATCGAAGCATCTTGCGGTGCAGGGACGGAAACTTTTTCCATACCATCTGCTTTGCCAGCACCATCAGTGACTTGGCGTTCGGAGAGATTCTCTTCGACGAATGTTTCAAATTTCTGGTCAACTGATGCTGACATATTGATACTCCTTGTAAATAATCTTACTTATTCTGAATTTATTTATAAATTACAGTCCTTTGAGGAACTGTTTAAATGCGGAAACTTTCCGTTCCTGCAAATTATATAGGGTAGCAGCATCAATTCCTTTCTTTATAGAGGAAATTTCTTGCTCTTTCAGTAACCCATTATCCCAAACCCATTCTTTTCCTTCCATGATACCTTCTACAAAAGCATCAGGGGCAGATGGATCTGCAACAATATCAGCAGCAGTTGCTAACTGATAGTCATCACGAACGTAGTTTGCACCACCCATTTCTCTTAGAGAACCAACTCCTCTAGAAGAAACACCTAATGATACACCCTCACCGAGTAAAGATTTTGCAATCTGACCCATTGGTGTATCTAAAATTTTCGCTTTACCAATATAATTGTTTCCTTCTCTTACGAGTGATTCAATTTTATGTGAAGCTCTATCCAAATTAACCGTAGGTCCTTCTGGATGTCCTAGTTCACCTAAAGCACGATTCTTAGAAATGTTTTGTTCAGTATATCTACCAACTTCTCTCTCAAGAATATCAATAGGATACACTCTACCATTTCTATTTTTAATTTCACCTTGCAAAAATACACCTTGAATGTAATGGTTTTTTGTACCATTATTATCCTCGGTTAGAAATTTTACTTCCTCTATTTGTTCAGTTATTAGTTTCATTGTCTTCTGGTGAAGGGGGTAACTGTTCATCACTAGCAACAGTTTCTGGAGATTCAGTTTCTACTTCATCTTCCTCAGGTTCAGATAAATGACTAAACATATCTGCACCAACTTTCTCTTTTTCAAGAGTCAGTATTTCTGCTGCTTTGTTCATAATGACATCTTTAACCGCATCGGATGCATCTGCAAGATGATCCTTCATAATCATGTCAACGATTTTGGTTGTTTCCATACTAAAACCTCAGTTTTATTTAGCGTTTTTATTGCTAGGTGGTAACGGTGGTTGTTTCATTTGATCAATTTGTGCCTTTTGCATTTCTTGTTCTAGATCTGCTGTCTCTTGTTCTTGACCTAATTGTGCAACTGGATCCATTACTAGACCTTGCTTTATCTCACTATTTATCTGCTTACGCATTTCAGATATTTCTTGTTCTGTAAACTGTAGTAACTGACGCATAACATAATCTTGTGAGAAGTATTTTCCAACATAAAGATCAAGTTCATTTAAAACTTCCATCTTTTTCTGGAGCATTTCTAAATCTTTTAATTCAGAAAAATGATTATCATACAAATAATCATACTGAATATGCTCTTTCATGTCTTCCCAATCATCAGGTGTAATAACACCTTTTAAAATTAATTGGGTTCTTAATAGGTCATGAAAAAGATCAGAAAACTTCTTACGGAGACGACCTACAAATTTAGTAAATTTAATTTCATCTCTATTAATCTCCTCTGACTTACCAAGGTCAAATGATTTGTCACTCTCTAATCTTGATGGTGGTACATTTAATGCTTTGTATAACTGTGATTGGAAATACTTGATATCTGTAAGTTCACCTAAGTTTTGTCCACCAGGTAAAGTTGTGATTTCAGTTCCTCTACCACCTTCCCTACGTGGTAACCAGAAATCTTCAAGCATACTCATATGTTTTTTGTCGTCACGAATTTCGCCAGTATTTGAATCGTATACTAACTTATTTCTGTAACGAGACATAACATCACGAAGATATTGTTCCGCTTTTATTTTTGGAAGATTACCAACATCAATGTAAAATATTCTTCTTTCTGGTGCACGTGATAATCTGTATATTACAATACTATCTTCAAGCATTCTTAACTGATTAAGATACTTAATTGCTTTATGTAAGTGACTTAATACTATATTTTTACCTTGATCTTTTACACCAGATGTAATATATGATATAGCATCATTTGAAATTTTAATGCCTTGATTAGTATTGTTTACACCTTTCTCATTATAAATGTAAAATTCTGTAGTTTTACCGTAGTCATATTTCATGAACTGATCGGCATTGATAGGTGGTTTTTCTACAATACGAAGTTTCTTTATTTTTAGTGGATCAATCCAACGTAACTCTAATATACCCTTACTTGGATCTTCTAAATCTACCACTTTATGATAAAACATTCTACCATCAATAAACCATCTTCTGAATATTTGATGAGCACCTTTGTCTACATCTAATAATTTCTTTATATGATCAAACTCGTCTCTAATACTTTTCTTTATTGATGATGATGCCTGTAAATTAGATAGTTCAAGTTCTACAGGACTATCATCTTTATCAGATACAATTGCTTCATTTGTAATATCTTCGATAGCACTATCAACCTCAGGTTGCAGTGCCATCTGTCTATAACGACGTATTAAATTTATCTCGTCTCTTTTTTTCGAGTCATCAAGATCCACATAATGACCAAACCACCCACCAAAAGGAGTAATGGTGGATGTTGCGTCATTATCTACTGGAGGTACTGGAGAAGCAGCACCTTTTGCTTTAAGTTTGGGGTCTTTATCTTTTATAGAGAACCCAAATAAAGTTGCCATAATTAAATTTTATTTACCGTGCTACTATTTAGTTGGTTTGAGAACCGACTACTTGAGAAGATAAAAATCCAGATTCAGTTGAATTAGGACTCTTTCTACCTGGTGCATTAGCATCAAGGTATTGATACTGAAACTCAACATCAAATTCTTCTAGAGCATCGTTACTATCAAAGGCAACATTAATTGCACCAACTGAAGTTGGCCATGCACCTACAAGTTTGTAAACTCTAAGAATCTTATTCTTGTCTGATCCACCAGTTTGACCTGCTTGACCTACAGAATCTTTAGATAATTGTCTTACATAAAGATCTTGAAATAGATTCTCAAATCCACCTGTAACACCTATGTTCTCATCTACTTGGTTACCTAAGTTAACCCATGACTCAAATGCTGCTCTTAGATTAAAGTCAGCAGTGTTGTAGAAAGTAGCACTCCATGCTTCAAATGTTCTGTCTCCAGGAATCTTAAGAAATCTTCCACGGAATGGAACTTCTATAAGTCCTTGTGAATGTGTAGGCAATGAAGTAGATCTACATAAGAACTGTCCTTGTTCTTTTAAGGATACTCTATCACCTGTACCACTAGGGAAGTTGATATCAACTTCATACAGGTTAGGTCTTACTCCACCATTGAGCCTAGATTTAAATTCTATTATGTTAGGCATTGTTTGTTATTAACTCCTTTGTGTTTTAACTAGCGACTACTTCAGAGAAACTGATACCAGTTCTTGTAGCAACAAATGTCAATGTAATAAAGTTGATAGAACGTGTTGGCTGAATGTAAATATCAGCAACGAACTCGTTATTATCTATAACAGCAGATGTGTTATTTGATCCATCACACACAACTAAGAAATCGGTAATACCTCTTCTTGATTGAACATTACGTAAGAATGGTTCAATAATACCTTTAAACACATTTCTTGTGATCTCATCATTGAGTTCAAATAGTTGTGCTTTAGCAGCTTCTTCAATTGCTTTTTCAACAACAATGAAGAGACGACGAACGTTGATTCTATCAAATGCACTAGGTGTGCTAAGTGCTGTCTTGTCACCAAATAGAACTGCACCTTGACCAGGAAATGTACTGATTGGGTTAACTCTATTTGCATAAAGTTCATCTCTATCTGTCTTAGTAGGATTCCATGCAAGTTTTGCAAGGTTCCTAATAGCACCTCTAGAGAAACCTGCTGGTGAGAACCATGGTTCCTGTCTGATTGCTGTATCTGCAACTAATCCTGCAACGTCTGAGTTACATGGAACGTAGCAATACTTTTGATTCCATCTGTCATAAACATACTTGTAGTTACAATCAAGAACTAAGTATGAACTACTTGCAACACTGCCAAAGAAATCTTTAACATTCTTAACGATGTCTTTGTTAGCAAGTGGAAGACCAGTAGAAGCAATAATGTTTCCTTTATGTGGAGATCCGAATGCCATGCAATCCTTTCTCTCTGCAGCAATACCTGCAATGTAGTTTAGTTTTTCTCTTGTTGCTGTCTCAGTAGCAAGACCAGGACCCATTATAAGATACTCAAGATTGATGCTATCAATCTCTCTAAACTCATCATATGCACCATTAAAATCAGCAGCTGAAAGATCCCATGCTCCACTTGCAAGTGATGTATAATCTGAACCTGCAGTTAGATCATAATTTTTAGAACCTACTGGTTCAAAATCTTGTGTTCTATTATTTGTTTCATAAATTGTATCACCTGCAAAAATGAATTTACTTCCGTCTGCAAGAACATTCTTATAGTAGTTAATTCCACCTTGTGGTCCTCTACCATCAGATGCTTTTGATAGGTATGTAAATGATTCTATAACTGAATCTTTACTACCAGATACACTTCCATCTTCATCTACAACTGCAACGTGAACTGCATCTCTACCGTATGCATCGCCTGCATAAAACTCACCATCAGCAGTATTTACTGGACGTGCAGCAACTGAGTTCCAAGTTAAATTAGAACCTTCATAAAGTTTTGCGTATGACCACCAAACTGATCCGTCATCTACAGATGCTACAGTACCACTATTAGAACCAATAGTTAATGAATCTCCATTAGCAAAAAGTTGACCTGTAGTTGGGTTTTCTAAGTATACGTTACTTGCATTATCTACTATTACAACGTGTACATAATGAGTTGTAGTACCACCAGAAGTTACCATTGAGTAATCAATGACCTTACCTTTTTTAGATCCTGATACTACAAAATCTCCAACATTAACATTACTGATTGCTGAGTCCCCAGATGTAAGAGCAATAGATTGCCTAGGACCATTATCAACAATACAAACACGTAACCCATTACCCCATGAACCTGCACTCTTGGCAGCGAATAACCATCCTGTTGTGTTGTCGTTATATTGTGCATCATAGACCTCACTGTTTTCTATCTTAATTGGATCTGCAGAAACAACTGCTGTACCAACTGCTGTTGTACCTGGAATGGGAATTGTTGGAGAGATACCAACGAAGTTTGTGTAATCTCCAAAGTTTGTTACCGTAAATCCAGTAATAACTCCAGAAACATTTACATCTGCTGTAGCAGCAAATCCTGTATTAGCAGCACCACCTGATACTGAAACGTTGTATGTTGCAGTTGGATCGTAATTTGTACCACCAGAAACTAGTGTAATTGCCAATCCAGATGGATCACTAATGTCTATTGTAGGAGCAGATGTATATCCAGATCCACCAACAACTGCAATACCAGTAATAACACCATTTACTATTGTAGGAGTTACTGTAACGCCAGCAGAACTACCACCACCACCTGAGATTGATACAGTTGGATTTGAAGAATAACCAGAACCACCATCTGTAATATTTAAATTACCAGTTAGTGCACCTGCATTAACGTTAGCAAGTGATGCTGTTGCTGTTGCTGTATCACCTTGGGCAACTGTTGCTTGTCCTGTAACACCGACATCACCAAATGTGACAGTTGGTTGTGAACTGTATCCAGAACCTGAGTTTGTTATAACAACTTGTGATACTCTACCATTAGCATCTAAAACTGCAGTACCTGCAGCATTAGATCCTCCTCCACCACTGAATGATACGGAAGGTGCAGAAACATATTTACCATTAGTTGTAGGGTTATTAATAGTTATTGATGAAACACTTTGTCCTACACGTGCAACTGCATTTTTCAGTTGATCTGTATTTACTCTAGTTACGGATAGTGTTCCCCCGTAATTTAAATAGTTTGTTGCTGAGAGAAAGTACTCCGAATTATTTGCTACGGGTTCACCAAATGCTTCTATAAGTCCAGCTTCTGAACTTACTGTAACAGGAGAACCTAATTCTCCTTTAGTAAAAGGTGCAGCAAATCCTGCAATATTATTAATTCCAATCTCAGCTCTGCCATTGGTTAAGTCGAGTTCCTTAACGACGACACCAGGTGAGCGTAAAGTTGCCATTTGTATCTCCTGAGGTGATTAGTCATATATCTGCAAATATTTATTATTTTCTACTTTTTCATTGGGGAAACAATGCATGAACACATTACCAATCAGGATAATCTGCTAGGTATGGAGGTAAAGGTCTAGGTCTATTTTTCTTCTTTCTTTTAGATGTTATTCTTTTAATTGTACAGGTCTTACATTCATATGAATATGCTGAAGGATATCCTTTTCTACTTTTACGAGTAAGATAGAAATCTTCTATCAAATTTTTTCTTGTATTACATACCCTACAAACTCTTTCTTTGAATAAGACCTTATCTAGACCAAATCCAAACTCATCCATTACCTATACTCCCACAAAGAACTTAGTTCACCATACTCATCTCTAGGACTTTCACCTTCATACCATCCTTTGTTATCTGCAACCACCCATACATTACCTTCTTGATCTTTTTCTTTTTCATATGTACCTAGACCATCATCAATAAAACCAAATGGTGCCATGTCTTGTTCTATTTGATTCTTTTGTTCTTCATAAATTCTACTTCTTATATCATTATCAGTCATCTCTTTGAAATAATCCTGAGCAACTAACCATCCAAAAATAACAAGACACATTGCTAAGTCATCATGACAACCATCATCAGCTTCAAACGATTGTCTTTTTTGAATAAAAGTAGTAAGTTCAGCAATAATATCATAGTCATTAATTAAAACTTTATCTGTCTCTACTAACTGTTTAAGGTTTGAGCATCCTATTTTCTTAACTGTAGTACTCATCTTAACACCTAACTGTGTCTTAGTACCAGAGAATCCTTGTCCTACAACCTGACCTGCACGTCCTCTCATAGCACACATAAGCACGTTCTCATTCTCAAGATCGTACTGTAGTATAGATGCTACTTGATCTCCAATATCATTTACCTCACATAGAATGTATGCTTGATTATACTGTACTGAAATTTGATTTATGATATTAGGAAATACCATAGGTTTAACTTCGTTATTCTTATAGATACCAACAATTTTATAAGGTACAGTTGTTATATCATATAATATAAATGCTGAGTAATCATTATTAACACCACGAGATACATCAACAGTCATTAAATATTCATGTTTTTCCTGAGGTCTTTCGTATATTTTTAAACCACCACTTGTATGTAAAGGTTCATCATATGACAGTGATCTTAATTTAGCTGCCGAAATTAATGTATCAACAGATCCTAAAAACTCACACTCAAATTCTTGAGTGAACTGTCGTTCAGATGTGTTGGCAATAGTTTGTTCTTTCCACTTCTCGTCTCTGCCAGGTACCTGACTCCAATGTACTTCTGTAGTCGTATACTCATTTCTACCAAGTTCGGCATCATGCCATAACTTGTAGAACATATTCATTCCGTTGGGGGTGGAAATGATGATGACTTTGGTTGACTTACCAGATGATATAGTAGGATAAACACTGGCAAAGAACTGCTCTGCAATATGATTAGGTATGAACGCAAATTCATCCAAGAAGATGATGTTAAATGACATACCTCGGACAGCAGATGCTGAAGTAGAAGAAGCGAGAATCTTGGATCCATTTTCTAACTCCATACTACCTTTGTTCCATGCTATGATTCCTTGCTGTAACCAAGTAGGTAGATTCTCATATGCTAATTGTAATCTTCCAAGCAATTCCCTAGCAGTAGGTGCTTTGTTTGCAAGAATACCTATGTTGACGTTATCATTAAAGATAGCGTAGTGCATAAGATATGCCACAACAGTGGTTGACTTACCTGTCTGTCTTGGTAGTTTTGCTATATTAAATCTATGTGCATGAAAAGATTTAACCATTTCCTCTTGAAAATCATAGAGATTAAATGGTACTAAACCTTCATCAAGAGAAACAATTTGAATATAATTTTTTGCAAAATATACTGGATCTCCTTTACATTTCAAATACTCTTGTATTTGTGCCTCTGTAAAATTAATAGGGACGTTTGCCCTTTTAAGATTAGGATTACCTAAGTATATTTCTCCCTGAGTAAGACGTGCCATTAATCTATACCCCATTTAGGTGGGTTATCAGGGCAGTACATTCCTGGTAATAATGTTTTCAAAGGCATAAAGCACCCACATAGTTTACATTGTTTTGTTGCTTGCTTAAAATGTTCACATTGCTCACATATAGCAAACTTCTCAGCAGAAGTCATAATAAATTATATAGTTTAACAGTCCCACTTTCTAAGTGATTTGTTGATTCTGCTATCTGGATCGCTTGCTGTCTTCTTACTTGTTAACTTCTTTTTCATTCCTTTCATCCTTGCACAAAATGAAGATCTTCTTTTATTACCTTTCTTTTTAGTTGGTGCTTTTAAGTCAGAACCAGGATTCTCTTTCTCATAAGATTTTCTCCCTTTCTCATTTAAACCACCTTCTTTATTCTTACCAGATTTCTTTGTCCATGCAGCACCTTCTTTTACAAGAAGACCGTCATCTCTAACTTTCATACCTTCTGGTATTGGTTTGCACTTTTGTTCATCCCTACAATAGTAGTTACCTTCACCACAGGATTTCTCCTCTAAAGATATGCAGTATTGTTTAAAACTTTTCATGTTATGCTTGGAATGCTACACCAGATGCCCAAACGCTTGATGACCCTCCTGCCAACAAAGTTTGATCACTTTCTTTTTTTATAGTTATTCTTTCTCCTGCACCAATATACACTTCAGATGCTGCTGAATAATTTGAAGTACCTGCTGGTGTGGATGTAATTTTTACTGCTGCGTTTCCAGTATTAAGAACAGAAACCAAGACGCTGCTAGAGACATTACTAGCTCCTGTCTGAATATCTACTGCAGTTGTTAATGGTTTAACGATGAACATTTTACTGAAGTTTCTTTTATTTAGTATCTTTTAGACCTTGTTTCAACAGTTTCGACAATTCTGCTGTAGATCCAACAAACAAAGCATTGTTATTTGTAACTTTGTTTTTCTTAGGACCTTCTTCAAGATCTTGCATTTTCTTTTGTAAATCTATTAGTTTTTCTGTAGCGTCAGAAACACTCTTAACTAATTGACCTGCAACCTCAAATGCTCTAGGGTGATCAGTGTTATTAGCGACATCTATAATACCTGCTAATGCTTCCTGACCTTTTTCTATAACATCATATAGTTGACCACGTGAATATTCATAATCTTTTTTGACATCTTTGTCAATATTAATATCACGTTCCTTTTTTTTGAGTTTAGGTTTCTCAGGGGGAAGAACCTCTGCTGCTACATCTAAACTCTTTTCAATACCACTTGTGTCCATTATACATCCTCAAAGAAACTAGCAGTTTCATTGAAACCAAAGTCATCACCAGGCACTAGAAGTGAATCATCAATAGCATCAATAACATTATCAGCATTCTTATCTATCTTTGCCTTAGGTGTAACCTCATACTTACGGTAACGTCCTGGTGATTCAATATTAGTATCACTATACTCTTTAGTGATTGCTTTCTTAATGAATCCAACATCAGTTGTAGGACCATAAATATAGGTCTTAACTATGAAATCTAATGTCCATATAATAGTTCTTCTATCAGAAAAATCACCATCATAGTCATCTACAAATGATACATTGTTTAATATAATAGGAATATCTTTAATTATATTTGCTTCTTCTACTAATTTTATTGATAGATTAAATGATGGTTGAAAAGTTGGTAGTATTTGTTCTACGATTTGAAGTGAATCTTCTTGAGTTCTTGTGATTACACTCAATTCAAATCCTAGATTATATGGAACTGGTACAAAGGTTTTCTTTACTCCTTTAGTTGCGTCTCCACCAGTAGTAGTATAATTAATTGGACTTTGTTTTCTACCAGAATCATATGAAATACCATTCATTTCAAATGACATACGAGGTAGAGATATAGCATTAGGTCTACCAAGTTCTGGTTGTTCAGTCAACCTTGCTAAAAATTTTGATCTAGGACCATATGCCAAGGGAACTTTCATTCTCTGGTATGTGGTATTGTCATCATTGTATCTACGAATTTCTAGGTTATTGAATAGTGTACCAAAACCAATAACTGTCTTTCGTATTATTTGATCGTAATTGTAAGTTCCTAGCATAATTAACTCCTATTGCCAAATTCGCCAAACGGATTAAACTCAGTAAAATCAAGAAGGTTATCACCTAATGTCTCGAAATCTAAGTTATCTGCATAAGCGTCCTTAATGTTAAGTTCATCGAATGTAGTTATATTTATAGAAAAACCAGAACTACCTCCTGTAAGTGTTTCACCAGTTTGAAACTCTCCATTAAATGCTCTTAGTTCTACCCATGATTCATTTTGATTCCAGAAGTTAACTTTAGCAGTAGTACCAGTAATACTACCAGTTACTTCCTCACCAATAGTAGGTGATCCAGTGATACTATCATAATAGTATTTAATAACAAATCCTTCATCTACCTGACTATCAAGTATACCGTCAGCACCAGCAGTTTCTCCACTGTACTGGAACAATTCACATTTAAGTTTATATGTATATAACTTACCAAACTGATAGAAAGGATCCTCATGCTCTACAAACTTAATTTCAAATAAATTAGCAGATAATGGGAAAAATATTAAATCTCCTTCCTGTGGTCTACTTCCTACTTCTATATTTTCTGCACCAGTCATTGAGTATGCAACAAAATCTTCATACATACCACGTGATATTACTAGATTTATTTCATCACTGGATTGAATACCAAACTTAGTTAGAAAATCTCCATTACCTTCAAAACCTCCAAAATTTTCAAGATATGCAGATAGTATATAACTATCATTAAACTCTGATATAATTTCATCATTCAATATAGTATCCTTTCTTACTAGTTTTCTAGGAATATAAACTATATCTAATCCAAACATCTTTAAATGTTCGTCTACTAGATTCTGTTGAAGAATCTGTTCATTTCTAGTTCCATGTGTAAAGTATGTATTCTTAGCCATTTATCCTATTTCCCAGTTAGGTGGAAGTTCATACTTACTAATTATTTCATCTTCAATTTTTAATACTTCAGTATTACCATCATCATATAACTCTCTACCATTCATTGTAATACCGCCAGGTAACTGTGCTCCTTTAAATTTAATAAGATTCTGTCCCCACTGTCTTTTTATAAGTGCAGTAGTATATTTCTTTAAGAAAGGATCATTATAAACCTCAGTGTATGTTTGAGGATCTAACAATCTATGACAGTCAATGATTAAATAAGATCCCTCATCTAACATCAATCTATCAGTGTCAATGTATAAACGATCAGCACGTCTATTAAATCTATAAGGTATGAATGCTCCATTATTTAAGACCATATCTAGTGTTTCAAGATATGTCTTAGTCATAAAATAAGAAAGAATATCAACTGAACCAAACTGATACAAATCGTTTAGGAACAACTGATATTCTAATCCAAATAAATTACTTCTTATATTACTTCCCTTAACACCAAACACTCTGTTAATACCTAACACTTGAGGTGGTATCTGTAAAAAGTTATCTCTTTCTTCCCACTCTGTTTGCTCTTGTACACCTGTGATTTCTATCTTAGCATTACCACTACCACCTGTAAAAGTAATTTCATCTTCAACAAGATAATTTGTACCAGCAGCATTCACCTCTACTTCTGTTATCTTACCGTCTTTTGCAGTAATATCAAAAGTAGCACTTGTTCCTGTACCACCAGTATAAGCAGCAGCACCAGTAGTGTATCCACTAGTACCCTCTTCCACTATCTTGACAGTTAGTACTGCACCTGTAGCGGTTCCTAATAATTGTTCTTGATCTAATCCTCTAAACTTAGCAACATCAGACGCTGTAAGTTTATGCTTTAAGAACATCCTTTCGACACCATCGAAGTGACGTTCTTGAAACAATTGGATAGCATCGTCTATTAGGTCATCAATCTGATCATCATCAACATTGATTTCCAATACGGGTGCACCTAATCTTCTTAGACAATAATCTTTTAATTCTGCTTTCGTAGTCGGTTGTGCCATTTAATCCAGACATAACATTCCTCTACTATATTTAGCAGACCGCCAAGTTTTATTGAATTACGCTTGCAGTACTGTTAGTTGGAGCATTTGCAGGTGGAACCATTCCGTCTGCTGGTGGTGGTGTTGGTGTAGTGTCTGCTATGCTAGTAACTTCACCTGCTGTAGGGGAATTTTCTTGTTGTTGTGCTAACTCTAATGCTTGTACTGCACCTGTTAATTTGAAGTATTCTTCTTTTTTAAGATTTAACTCTTGGTCTAATTCTTTTATCTTTGCAACAACTTCTTCTAGTTGTTTTTTGAATTGCTCAATCATTTCGTTCTGAGTCATAGTTTTGAAGTAACGACGTATTTATTTATAAGGGTTTACCAAGTGAATGTATTGAAAGTAAATCTTGGATATTTAGTTGTCCAATCATCCTTTTTCCAATAAGCACAATGAAATAATGCTGATTCATAAAATATATATTGATTATACTTATGATATTGAGTGTGGTATACCTCCCATTCACTTGGATCTGAATCAAGAATTTCTATATGTCTATAGTTTGCTAATGCTGTATACTCTTCTCCAGTTTTTTTATGTCTAAAAAAAGATGTTCCAGAAACATTGTTGGATAATTCATTGTCAAAATTTAAAGGACATATACCTGCATAATGAAAATAATCAACATGTGGTTGATATAAATCTATTTTATTATATGTTTGTAAAGATATTACAGGAGCAAACCCATCATGAGAAGTTCTATGATCTCCCATAAACTCATTTCTTAATAGATTAGTTAACTGTAATACTTGTTGCTCGTTCCATGCAAAATAATGAATAAAACCAGGATTTCTAGGTGTCTCAGGATCTTTAAAATATTTGCAGTTTAAAGCATACTCTCTTATTTTATCTGGATATACAAAAAAATCAGGTATGATTACTATTCTAGAATTAGTATTACCTATCTGAATTATATTAGGTTCAATTCTATCTCTTATTTTAAAAGCATTTGGATCAATTATTTCCACCAAATCCACCCCGTTAGTATATACTTATGTTCAGTTTGAGATATTTCTCCTTTATGTAAATGAGTATATGCTGCAGGAAATATTAAAGTTTTTCCTTTTACTGGTTTAGTAGTAACATCTTGATGATAAAACATTGTTCCACCACCATCTGTAAGATCATTTAAATATGTCATATAGACCATAGCACGATCACATGCATTCATTTGTGCACCATCAATATGCCATTTGTGATATCCTTCAGTAGGTTTATACCATTGTATTTGAGGTAGATGTCTAGATGTAAACATACCTCCATACTCAAAGAATTTATATCTCTGTAAGTATTGATCTATAAAACCATTAAGTTCTGCTTGAAACTCTGGCCACCTATACTTCTCAGGAGGTCCTAACTTATCACAATCATTTAACCAAAAATCAGTGCTTGCTTTTATTTCTGGTCTTGCTTGACCCATAGCACCTGATTGACCTGCAAATGTTAAACCTCTATTATGAGCATCATTAAATAACTGTAATAACGAATCACAAAGAGTAACATCTTTTAGTTGATACTCATCTATAAATGTAGTCATAAAACTCCTATCGCTCTGTAAATACCGTAATCTTTTTTAGGAACAGATGATGATTCTGTTACGTCACCTGCAATACTTATTCTAACATCATTTCCTTCATAAGTTGTGGTTTGGTGTGGTATGTAATTTGGAAATAACGTTATGGTACCAATTTCGTTTGGAACTTCAATAATTTGTTTAGTATCGAACGGGTTATGGTATATAGTACTGGTATTTTCTGTTTCTATGGTAATGTGAAATCCATATAATATGTCTTCATTCATACCATGAGAATGAAAATTTATCTTTTGCCCATTTCTCATGACGTTAAACCATGATTGTGCATAAAGATGACTATGCCAGTTGTTTTTAGTTATCTTGCATATGTCTTCCATATATTCTAGCACAGCTTGCCTAATTCTTTCAACAAACGGGTGTTCAAAATCAAATACACTGAAATATGGAAACCTAGCAGTTATTGAATTATTTCCTAATCCTGTATTACCATCACCTATACCTTCCATATGATGTGTGTGTTTTTTTAATATTTCAGTTTCTTTTTCTAAAAGATAGTATTTAATTTCACGACACTCTCCTATAGTAAAACAAGGACCTGAAAGAATAACAAACCTATAGTTAGGAACAAAAGGATTGTTAGGTTTTTTAGTTACGAATTCCCAAACTGTTTTTTTCATTTTTCTAATACCAATATTTGTAGACCATTCCACCAGTCGTTTTCATCTTCTGGTATTGTGGTTAAAATCTTTCTCTGCCATATCATTTTTAAATCATGTTTTTTTATAAGTTCTTCCATAGAAGTAACAACACCCTCAAAGTTAGCATCATCTAAAATAAGTATAAATTTATCTGCAAATAAATCTATAATTGCATCTAGATTTTCATATTGTTCCCAATATTCATGACCTGCATCATAAAAAATAACATTGGGTTTATCACATATATCTCTAGGTGTTAACGTTCGTATATCTTTCTCTACAAATGACCATCTAGGATCATTAAATTTAGATAAGAAATCTTTTCGAGGATTTTGTATTGTAGGAAAGAATATCTCTTCTCTCATAGGTTTGATATCAGCATTAGAAAAATTATCAACTGCCATAGCACGTATGGGATTATTATCAGTGGCAGCATAAAAAGTTGCACCTGTATAGGTTCCCAATTCTAAGTAGACAGAATCATTATAAGAACATAAATTATTTAAAAAATGTTTTATTTTATTAGATGTTAAACCTGCAATGAATTGTTTACTTTCATCAAAATAACTTTCATGCTTTGCTCCTTTGTCTATGGCATCTAATACTCTACGAACATATTCATCTAATGTTCTCTCTTCTTTTTTAAATCTAGATTCTACCACAGTATTACAATAACCACAATCCCAACAATCAAATTTACATGTTTTAATTTTAACTCTCCATAAATCAATAGGTCTCTCTGCTAATGAAACATCTTCAATGTACTCAGTAAACTCAGGAAATAACATTTCTTCATTAGCATCCCATCTTTTAATAATGTCCATAGATTCTAATAAACGCATGGGATTTTCTCTTCCATGCATCTTGAATACATCAATACCAAGTTCGTTCATTTCTTCCCAATCTTCTTTCCATGGAGGTAAATTAGCTGCCTTTAAAGAAGTTGCAGGATCTCTTTCATCCCATGCAGAACAAGAAACTCTACTGATACTATCATGAAAATATTGTGGATTATCTGGAGTTCTATTAGCATTATATTGATAATGTTCTGTCATTATAGGACAACCACCCCAACATCCTTCATTAGTTAACATAGAAAACATAACTGGTTTTCCAATTGATGCACAATATTCTTTTGCTTGCTTTAAACGTCTTAATTGATCATGATCTCTCATAAGATCACGGTCTAAATTTATATAATAGAAACCTGCTTTTGCTAATTCTATAACTTCATTTGCTTTAGTTACTTCTCTAAGTATTGTATTCTTTACCTTTAATTCTGGAAACTCTTTTTGTATTTGACCAGTCAACATCCATGAGGTATGTGGAAGAGTAACTATTCTAATACCTGTTTCATATAAACCTGCAAAATTTTTAATCCATTCATTTAAATTGTTTTGTGTAGGTAAAACCCATATACTATTAAATGTTGCTGATAATGGTATACCTGTTTGTTGAGAAATATATCCTGCATTCCAAGTAGTATTACGTATATCTCCACGAAAAACATCACCCATCGCATCCTGTAAAAAAGGAGGCATACGACAAGTGAAGTATAGATCGTATATTAAATGTTTATACTTTTTAAGAAAAGGTATGAAGTTTTCTTCTACTGTTTCTTCGGGTAATTTAGGATTAATTGGAAGAGAGAAATTCACCATACTTTTCAACGACTACATTAATAAATGCTTGCTCATTACCATTAGCAATCATATTTTTATTTGCTCTAGCAAGTTCTAATACTTTTTCTTCATTCACTAGACCTTCATCATTTGCATGATATTTTACAGCACATTCATAATGAATAATAGGTGCCATGATAAGTGATCTCCTATTTGGTTCATAAGTTCCATCACCCTCTGTAAAATTTATTTGATCTATGGGTATGTAATTTGGATTACTTGATGTCACCTTTTTCCCCCTCTAGTTTTAGTTTTTCTTGAAGTTCTGGTTGTAATTTTGCCACCATTTCATTACTAGTCATAAACTTATTTAGTTCGGGTTGCAATTCGACATTTAATTTATCCAAACCACCTTGTATCATTGTAGAATATCTTACAGCAATTTTTAATGCTTCTACTTGATCTTCTTCTGGCATTAAAGCAATAGAATCCATATTACCAGATGAGATTCTACCGTAAGATATAATATCTAAGGCAGATTGTTTTCCCATTCTAGCAATCCAATAATTTCTTTCTTCTTGATCATTGAACTCAAGAAAATGAGTTAGATCTTCTTCTTGTTTTACATATTGTTTTACAATTTTTAAGAAACTATCCATCTCTACTTGAGATTGTCTATACTTTCTTTTCCAAATTGTTACATCATATTCTACTTTACTTGCTTCACACGCTTGTAATTCTTTTTTAAGATCATCAGTTTCATTTTCCATGTCTCTCATGATCATTTTTAACTGGATCTGTGCTTTACGTAAACTGTGTTTAATTTCAATATAAGCATGATATCTAGTTTCTAATTCCAGTATTGCCTGTCTACACTTTCTCCATGGTGTGAGTTGTGTATCAGTAACAAAATGTTGACATTGGTATGGGGTCATACCACTATTCATATGAAGTGAACCTTCAAGGATCTTCCAATCCAATTCACTTATATCAAATTCGTCGATATAATCTTTACTTAGTTGTATATCCTTTACGGAATTATGTACAACGTTAGTGTCAATGTTTAGATACTTCGATATTTCAGAAGTTGAACTCATTCGCTTTTACCTCATATTCAGATTTACGTTCCCAATCAATAGTAGATAGGGTTCTGCCTAACTCAATTGCCTGTGATGTTGGCATCATGACACTGAGATAGTCCTCATATAAGATATTTATATCCTTTATAGAAGTGCTATTTTTAAATTCTTTTTTTATTTTTTGCATCGAAACAAGCATTGTGGATAACTTGTCTTGATATGCTTCTGCTTTTTGAAGTATTTTGTTTGCTAATGCTGTTTTATCTTCACTTCTTTCTGTTGCTAAGTAATCTAAAAATGGAGTTACACTACCGTTAGCACCATTATTAGTTAACCATTCTCTTGCTTCATGTTTTTGTATCTCCCATGATGCAGATTCCAATTCACATGTATCTCTCATTGCAATGAATCTTTTTTGAAATTCATCTTCAATGATTTCTTTAGCAAACGCTTTCATAAAAGTCAACACATGTTCTTTAATAGTCATACTACCTACAGTAGAATTCATATCAATAGGAACTTTTTGTGCTGTAGTTTCTGGGTACTGATCAATAACTTCTTGCCTTTCATTTCCAGTTAATCCAGGTCCTTCAAGTCCACTAATTTCCCATAACTTAGCAGTATCTCTAACCTCAGAAAATAAAGTTGATCCTAACTCTGCTGTATCTTTTTCTATTTCTATATACTTTCCATTCCAAAGTTTAGAATGTATTCCATACATTTCTGCAGATACTTGAATACATGAAATATTATGTAAATCATATAATTCTTTGTAAACGAACCTATCATCATAGGCGTTTTCCTCCATGAATAATTGAGGATCTAAAAGTGATTGTTTAATAATTAAATATTTCATTTTATGTGTTACGTGTAACAGTTACTGCACCTGCAGCAGAGGAACATGCAGCAGATGATTGACCATAATGTCCTTTTGGTCTTGTTGCAAATCCCATAGTAGTTATGGAATCATTTGAATAATCCCATTTTTCTGTGTGGTTATTCTGTTGACCATTAAAGTCACCTAATTTATAACCCCAGTCCTGACCCATTTCCATATTTTCTTCACCAGCAGCTCTAGATCTATTGTAGTTTGAAATGGCAGCACCATCACTACCTCTAACTTTTCTTAAAGGTGTAGTAACGTTATTACTTGTACCTATGTAGAAATGTCCCCACTTAGTAGGTAATGCCTTACACCACCCTCTATTGTTGCCAGCAAATCCTTGGTTAGACCAACTATCATTACTATGCTGTAAATATTTCTGACTGCTGTTTCTCCATGCAAAATATGATCTAGTTTCCATTCCACAACCTGCAACGAAATCACCACCATCACCAGAGTTACTAGTGGTATACATAATTTCTGTTGCAAAATGTAATTTATTTGTATCTGAGTTACCACCACCTGTTATATAACCTGCTTGTTCTTTTTGTGCTGTAGCACATCCACAGTCGTTTCTACCTACGTTCATTTGCCATCCACCAGTTACATTATATCCCATAACGTTTTTAGGATCATCTCCTTCATACCCATATGAGTATTGAGAAAATCTACCATCACCTTGGTTTCTACAAATACCAGTGTGTAAGTTATAACTTGATGTATGTGATGAATTACCTTGATATGAGTTTACAGTTCCGTGAATATATCCATTAAAATCAGACCATGTGCCATCACAATAAGATGCTGCCCTATCAACTTGTTCTCCAGTATACATGGTAGTATCATTATGATGCCATGTTTTATTCATGGATCTCCATGGTTGAGAACCTTTATATCCTCCAGAAATATATCCATGTGTAATTAAACTTCTATACCTCCAACTATCTACTCCTGTAGATGCTGCTACTTGACCTGGATACTGCCAGAAAGCACCATTACTGCCATCAGATACGAGATAAGAACCTCTAGTAATATTACTTTGAGCAGGTAAACCTGACGCTTCTTGACCATTGACATAGTATTTTCCTGTTACGTTTATATCACCAGAAACTTGAATTCTATATGATCCACTGGGTAGTACGTTTACTCCTAAACATCCATAACGCATATGGATTTGATCTCTATAAGAAGTACCATCATTATTTCTAGTAGAGAACGAAATATATCCTGGATTAGGAAGAAATCTTATATATGCAGCACCTATACTACTGTTTAATCTTGGGAAATAATTATTATCGGAAGAGTTTGATGAAGTTGGATATGTAACTGTATTATAGTTACTGACGTTCATACCAATACCACCACCATCCCAAGTCACACCACCTTCAGAAACCCACATCTGCATATTAACTTCCCCAGTACCACCACCATTACTACCAGATGGTAATGTCATTCTAAACTGAGTAGTGGTATGTGCACCAGTCAGATGGAGCATTGTTCTTGGGTTAGTAGTACGAATACCAACTGCACCACCAAAAGTTGTTGTTAAAATATTTGTATTACCACTATTCCTAACAAACCAATAATTTTCATTATCTCCTTTATTAGGACCATCATAACCCATGTACATACTACCTGTACCTGTGTTAGATGCATCCTCATAAAAATGTATTGAAGCTGGTGTGGTCTGAAGTTTTTTATTTGTTAATGCTATTTCTCCAGTAACACACAAATCTTTATCAGTTGTATTTGCGTTCTGACCAATTTGAACTTGACCGTTATATCTTGCTAAATCTACTCGTCCACCTGCATCAACATTAATACTAGGAACACCAGAAACATCATTAACTGAGAATATCGTTCCTGTTGTTGTATTGTTTACACTAAATAACTGACCAGATGAACCTTTAAATTCTACAGTATTATCATCTAGTACCCTTAATTTTACAGGGTTATTACCAGAACCTACAAAGCTAATTTCTGGATACGTACCTGTACCAGCACCTCTTTGGGGAGTTATTAAAATGTCCTTATCGGAATTTGCCATTTTTAGCTTTTCTTATATTTATAATTAATAACCATAATTACTTTCACCTTCGTCAAGACCGTAACGTCTCTTAAACACTTCCCAATTGTGTTTAATTTCATCTACAGATAAAACTTTTTCATAAATTCTAGCAATAGTGATGAAAGGACCATTAGTAGAAGTACCTTGCATAACACCAGCATATCCAGTACCTACTCGTACTCTACCTGCTTGTCTGTAAGAATTAGTTCCACCATTGGCTCTTACTACATAAGTTCCTACATTCTTACCATTAAATCTATTTTGTCCCTGACCTGGATTAGGACCAGGTAATGTTGATGTCCATTGAGTCCATGCAGAATCTTGCCAAGCTGTTTGTGTATTTGAATAATCATAACTACCACCTGTAGCACCACCTCTGTAGTGACTTAGGTTTTCACCTGTTTCGTAAGTACAAGCAAACTCATTTTGATAACTTGTACCACCTTGGTATGAAACTTTTTCAAAAATAGTGTCTCGCTCATTAACAGCATCACCAGATCTCCAAACTATTAGTTCAAGAGTTGCTCCACCTCCAGTCCAGAATTTCTTACCATCAGCTTCAGATGATTGCCAGTATCCACTATTATTAAATTGAAAACATGGAACACCATTTTTTGTAGTAAAGGGTGTTTGAGTTCCATTATTATCCATTACAATTTTATTAGCAAGATCAAACCATTTTGATCCACTGCCTGGATAAGATTTAGGATTACCTGCATCTAAGTAAAAACAAAGACCGTCAGATATACAATTTTGTCCTGTATGTAATGCCATTAGTTTCCTTTGTCGTACTCCACCTCTAGTTTATCTATATCTTTTCTTTCCGCTTGTATAAAGTAGAAAGCATCACCACCACCTGTAATAACTTTATTATCACGTAAATCCTTAACCCAAACTGTTCTTGACATTCCACCAATTGCAGTTAATTGAACTGTGATTGTACTCATATCAACTAATTCAGTCCAGTAATCTGGAAGTTTAATAACTCCATTTCTTACACGTCCTCTTACATATACTGCATGTTCAGGACCTTCAAGTGAACCATGACGTAGTTCATGATTCTCTTTTGTTGGGTGATCAATAACAAATGATTTACTTACTGCACCTAAGGATCCATTTACATAGAATTGGTAACTAGTATTTGTACTACTTTGGTTAACAGCAACACGTCTAGAATCATCTAGAACCAGTGTACTTACATTACTACCTGCTTTGAAATGCCACTTACGTCCAGTTTCAACTCTATCAACAATATCACCAGGTGATGTACCATTACCATAATGACCTGCAGAGTTAACATATGCTAATCTGTAACCTATGACAGTGGATCCGTGAAGATGTTGAATAGCGGAATGACCACCTGTTTCACCTCTAATACGAAGAGCTGTACTACTATTTGCTCTTAATAAGAATTCACTTTCTTTATCATTAAATACTTGGAATACTGCAGTTCCAAAGTTTTGAGTGTAAACACCAAATATCTGTGCTTCAGCAGTACCATTTGTAGTAGAGAATCTTGCGTTCCAACTAGAACCACTACCTCTAAACTGTATACCACCAGCGAAAGTAATAAACTTATTACTTTGTGTGAATGATATTTGATTATCATTTGTGGTATTAATGGTTAACGTACCAGTTAAAGTTCCACCAGTAATCGGTAAGTTTCCGTTAGCAGTACCATTCAATGCTGCTGTAATAGTACCAGCAGAGAAGTTACCAGATGCATCACGAATAACACCAGTGTTTACTACATTTGAACTATTAAATGTTATGTTACCTGCATGCCATATATTGTTACCATTTACCTGTGCACTATTTGCTCGTAAGTTAATAGTACCTGTACCTATGCTACTAGATCCACCAGTAAATTCAATTCTAGAATCAAAATCTACATTGTTACTTGATGTATTAGCATCAATATATGCAGTAGCAGCAACATCAGTGTTACCTAATTGTAAGTAAGGATTACTACTACCATCAACTCCAAGAGTTGCCTTAGTTCTAGAATAAGTTGTCTCTTTTGAAATACTCCAATCAGTTAAATCATAGTATTCTGCAGGTGCAGTAGCAGTACCAACTTTCTTAATAGAATCTGATAAGTTACCAGATATTAGTTCAACTGTAAGAATTGTCCAAGGATTTTCAACCTTTCTTTCAAATGTTAATAGAGCATTTCCACCAGGTGCTGTTACAGTACCAGTGTTATGTGTTGGAGGAGTTGTTCCTAAACTATAAGAACCAGTTATAGTGTTTGTTACGTTGTATATGTTATGACCATATACGATTCTTTCGTTTCTATTTGCTGTTGCGTTTGCAACCCACTCAGTATTATTTTCAACATACTGAACTCCAGTTAGATAATTAGCAGGATCAAGATTAATTCTTCTACTAATAATTCTTATAGTACCTTCGTTAACATTGTTAGCGGTATATAGATTATATTGTCTACCACCTACACCTGGTTGAGTGTCAATTTGATCTATAACTTCTTGAGTTAGGTTATATCCCTCAAAATAGAGATCATAATGACCACCATTATTTGCTTGGAAATTAGGATCAGGAACGGTTACTGTAATCTTCTCATTAAATGCCTTTTCTCCTAATTGCTCAGGTATTCTTCTATCAGATAATGCTCCTTCATTAACGTTGAGAGCGTTACCCCACCAACGACCACCATAGTTACATAATAGATCAGCGTTTAATCCAGATCCTTTTCCATGGTTTCCATCATGCCACACCTTACGCCATGTTGACCATACATTACCAGTAGAAGAACCACTTCCAAGTATTGCAAGAGTTGCTGTAATAACTGCAGGCGTTGTTATCTGTCTTGTATTTTGTGTGCCAAAATGTTCATAAGGTAAATCTGCAATAAATGTACCTGATGCATTACCATCTTCGTTATAACCATAACCACCGTCTATTAAAGTAATAGAAGATAAAGATCCACCAGAAACAACTATATTTGCTTTTAAACCATAACCTTCACCACCACTTAGTAGTATGTTATTATATGTTCCATTTACATAACCAGCACCTGCATTGGTAATACTTAATGATGCAACAAAGTTAGGACCACTATTTCTAATGTAAATGTTATTATTATCTGTCTGTGCTATCTGCCCTAAAGCACCTCCTGAGAAGTCCGTAGAAGACCCTGAGCGACGTGTTGTAAGCACACTATGATATAAACCACCATCACTAAGGAATTGGTTTGCATTATAACCTTGACTATTACTCTTCCATGAAAGAATTAAACCTTCAGCAAAGTTTTCTGGGTTAAAGATAGAAGTTCTTGTATCAGAAGAATTTAACAAGGTAGCTGTGGCAGCGTTACCTGTAATATTAATACTATAATCTCCACTCAATCTATCTGATGATAAAAGACCAGATTGAATGTTATCTGCATTAGTGAAGAAACTAGAATCTCTAGTGTCAAGTGTGTCAGCATCAAGACCAGAACCTTGACCAGTTCTTAATGTTGTAGCACCATTAGCACCAAATGTAAATTGATCCTTACGTAATCTAATAACACCTAAGTTACCAAAATCATTAGCAGCAACTGTAAGATCATCAACTCTATTAATATCAATTACAGAATCACCAAAGATCTTAGGTACAGTTGCAAGAATACCTTTTAAACTAGCAGATACAGTTGGAGAAGTTCCAATTGAAGTTGGTATAGGAGTTATATTGAAATCTGCAGTATAATTATTACCACCATCAGTAATAGTAACAAATCTAACAGCACCATCTTTAGTAACTGATGTTGCTGTAGCGTCTACACCACCTCCACCTACAAATTCAACTAAAGGAGTATTTGTTCCTAATCCTGTACCACCATCAATCATATGAACAGCAGTAACTGCCCCACCATTTACTATTGCAACTGCCTTAATATTATTAAGGAATTGTGGATTTTGTGGATCTGTCCAGTTATCTTTAAATGTAACTGTAGGAGGTGTTGTATATCCAGTACCACCTGCAGTAACATTAACTTTACTTACAGTACCATTTGCAATATTAAATGATCCTTTAAGACCTGATGCTGATGCACCACCACCTAACATTAAAACATCAGTGTATGTTCCTGTATTATATCCTTCACCACCATCAACAATTTGAATTTGTTTGATGTAATCACTTGCAGTGTTGTTTGAACCTAATTGAATTGGTGAATCTTCTGCAATTCTTTGTGATGCCATTGCAGGAGCAAATAATGAGTCACCTCTTAAATAAGTTAGTGAGTTTGCAGGATATGCAGACGATACATTACCGAGACGTGCAACGTTAATAACACCTGTTGTAATAAATGAAGCATCAATTGTAGATGATGTTAACTGAACCCAGTTATTAGGATTAGAAGCAGAAGTGTTAATAACATCTGTTAACTGAATTGTTATTGCAGTTGGAGTTGTTTTATCATCAATAGTGTCAGTAGCAAGTGCCTTTATTGAGTTTAATATATCAACTTCTAATCTAGATCTGACAACTGAAGTAAGAACAGCATTAGAACCTGTTGAGGTATTAATTGTAATTGTGCTACCAGCAGTTGATGGTGCAGTGAAATATCCTGATCCATTATTGTTTAGAGTTACACCAGTAATCTGCCCACCATTAACAGTAATAGTACCAGTCGCTTGTGTACCACCACCGCCAGGTGCTGAAATTGTAATTGTATCTCCAGTTAAATATCCTGTACCACCATTGTTAACAATAATTTGTTTTACACGACCAGTAGTAAATGATGTTACTTGACCTTGTGATCCAGTACCTGTAGAAAGTACAATATCACTAGTAGAAAATACGTGGTTTGATGCAGGAACAAATTCAAGAATCTGACTTTCTAAGTCATTGTTCATAATGTAAGAAATTGTATTGTCATTCTGAATAACAATATCACCAGCAAGAGGACCTTCAAGTGCATATCTTGCTGCAGCATCTGCAACCGTAAAGATATTAAATGGTCTTAATGCAGGTAACTGGTCAATATTAATACGACCAGAAGCATCTAACTGAACAAGAGCATTAGGTGTTGGAACAGTAGAATATGTACGTCCTAAGTATTGACCTAACTGGTTAGAGATATAATCTTTAACTGCTTTCTGTGTTGGTAGTAATGAATCTTGAGCACCTGATCCACCTAATTCTAGAGCACCTAAAGTATTATCTGGAGAGAATCCTGTGATAACAACGTTGTTACCTTTAATCTTCAAGAATTCAACTTCAGAAATTGTAACAGTACCACCAAATGTGATATTACCAGTTCTGTTTTCTACCTTAGCAAAGTATCCAATCTTAAAGTCACCAAGTTCGTCAGTACCTGAGGAGTAAACACGACCATTTAGTTGTGATACCTGTTCAAAATCTCCAGTATCATCTGAACCTCTAGTACCACCATTTTGAGGTAGTGCATTATAATTATTACCAGATCCAGAAAATTCCCATGTATGAGATGAGGAGTTACAAATAGATGGTCTAATTATATCAATTTTATGATCAATTAATTTATTTTTATTTGTTGCATTAATAGTAAAGAATCCATCATCCCTAACTGTCGTTGAAGGCATAGGAGATGTTACAGATGGATTATCAATTATCTCATCAAATAAAGTATTTAAAGTTGTTAATGCATTTTGAACATTAGTACAATCACCATTAGTATATTCAGTTCCAGTACTGACATCATGTGTAATGGTATTGTCTACATATGGAATTTCATCTGTCCATTGTGCTACGTAATAATTAGCATTTGATTCAGCAGTAGTTAGTGTAGTTCCTTTTAGTTTAAGTTGATTATTTACTGCTTTCTTTGATATTACTAACGCTTCGTCAAGAACTTCTTTAGTTGCTGCAACATATCCAACAATATGTTGAATAGAAGTTCCACTTACATATAATTTAGCAGCATCCCAAGTAGAATCATTAGAATCATATTTAAGGTCTTGTGCCCATGCTTTAACTATTTCCTCTGTATCACGAATACATTTATTTCTATCTTGATCTAAAGGATTAGATGTAGTTTGTAATGTTTTGAAGTATGCTTCTTCTGCAATATACCTAGCATTATTTGTAAGTAAATCACATGCATCTGTATAGCGGTTGAAGTTACCCCTAACATTCATAGGTAGGTCTGCTTGTATTTCAGCAGTAATTGGTTTAGTAGGTGTTGCTGATATAGTATTCTCAATAAAGTATCTGGGGTTTTGACCAGATTGTAATTGTAATTCAAATCCACCAGGACTAATAATATAATGTTCTAGAGGTGCAGCACCAAGACCTGTAACATTAAACTTAGGAGTTCCTATATCAGTAAATGTTACATTTTCAATAATACCTTTATCAAAGTCATATGCCTCATCTCTTACACCTGTTGATCTTAATGCAAAAGTACCAAAGTTAGATGCTGAGTTAGTTAATGATGCATAACCACCACTTTCTACAATAGCACCATCTTGTGTAAAGATACAGAATACAGACACCAACTGTGTATAACCATCATTGATAACTCTATATCCAGTACCACCAAATGAGATAATCGTGAATGCAGCAGCAACCATCGACTTACCTTGTGGAGGTAAATTAGGACGTTTTACGTTTGGTGAAGCACACTTAGCACCATCAATTTCACAACCATTACCACCAAGGAATGAAATTACAGAAGCATTAAAGATATAAGGTGATACTTCAATAATAGGTAGATCATCAAATGCATGACCTACAGTAAAGAATTTATTATTACTATCAAGGAAATATGATGATGCATAAGATGTGTCAGGAATTGTTCTTCCATTAATCCTATCAATAACAATATTCCATAAAGTAAATATTGAGTTACTTACATTATCACATGCTCTACTTCTATTAGCATCATATGTATTTGAAATTGTATTATCATTGAATACATCTATAGTTGTGCTAAATTGTGATAGACCATTTGGATCTGTAAATTCACTACCTGTTCCAGTAATTATATAACTATTATTACCTCCAAATAGACCAACTGTATCACTAAATGCAATACCTTCTAATCTATCATTAGAACCATAACCAAATTCAACATTCCATGTCCTTCCTTTATCTTGAGATGATAATATTGTGTTGTTTGCAGTTCCACTACCTGATTGGAATCTCAAATCCATCCAGAATCTATTTCCATCATGAACTAATCTAAATGGTATCCTATTTTGGTTTGCAGAACCTGGTGTGCTCTCGCCATATTCCCATTGTGCATGACCAGCTGACTCTGTTAGAGTAGCGTGACTCATATTATCATTCGTTATTGCTGTAGTAACAATAGTGTTTAAGGTTACTATTGAGTTAATAACATCAGTACATGCTGTGGTTGGACTTTCAGGACCATTCTTAATAATACCGTTTACATCACCTGATAAGAATGTATGAACATAATTACCACCTGCTATCAATGAATCAGCTTGTGCACTAACAAAAGTATGAGCATAAGAACTCGTGCTTATACCAACAAATAGTTTGACTTGTGTAGTGTTGGTATCAACTACAGGAATACTTGTATCAAATGCTCTGTCTCTCTTCTTACTTACTCCACCACCAGGCGAAGATACGAATGTATGAATATAACTACCACCTGATAGAACTTGTGCTCTGTTAACAGAGTTATTTGTTGCACCAACAAATGTATGAGTGTATCCACCACCACTTATTACAGCACCTGATGTTGCACTATCAAATCTATGCTCAGATGTGTCAGATGAAGTACCAACATTAATTGTGATAGAAGTTTTTGTTGTATCTGTAATAGTAACTGGAACATCATATGCAGCGTCAGGAGTACCTGCATTTGCTCCTGTTCCACTTGCACGAGGATATGACTTAGCAGTATTAAAGTTATCTAAACCACACTTAAATGATATTGAATTAGCAGCTAACTTAATATTTGTACCAACTTTAAGATCATGCTTACCAATCTCTAGTGTCATTACACCAGTAGATGGTGTATATTCACCAGCAGTAGGAGTGAATGTTACAAGTGGAGAAGTACCAACATCAAGATCAAATGTAAATGTAGTTACGTTCTCTAGTTGTACATACTTACCAGCAATCGGATCACTAGAACGTGGATACTGCTTAGTTGCAGTATTGTTGTCCATTGTACAAGTGAATGATAATGCATTTTCATCAAGTTTTACATAATCATCAGTTGTTAATTGGTGTGCACTAGCAAATGTTAAAGTTAATTTACCAGTAGCAGGATCATATGCAGCATCGCTAGGAGTTAAACCAGTAGCAGCTTGGAATGTATGAGGATAATCACCACCTGATATAACAGCAGCAGTAGAAGTTCCACCTGACCATGTATGAACATAATTACCACCTGTTACAACAGC